TCATTCTGCTGCCTCCAAAAAGCCGCCAGAGATCGCGTCGACGGCGTCGCGCAAATCTTCCGGCTGGTGTTTCGCATAGACCTTCTCGACCATGCGAATTGAGTTTCCGAGCACCTTGGCGATGATCCACAAGGATACGCCTTTCCGCGCCATGTGAGTAGCCGCCGTGTGCCGCAGGACGTGCGGGGAGATGCCCGTAGCCTTCGGCTTCGCGCCCGACGCCGGCTTCTTCTGTTTGCCGCCCAAACCCGCCTCTATGACGATGCGCTGGATCGTCGCCCACACCGCGCCCTGGTTATCGAGCACAAGGCCGTCGTCACGCTTCTTGTCCAGCCGCTCTTCGAACGCGCGTTCCAGGATCGGACGCAGAGCCTTCGAGATCGGAACGGTGGCGCGAACCTTCTTTGTCTTCTTGCGCCCCGGCACGTCGAGCACAATGACGTTCGTCTCGAAGTCGACGCGATCCCAGGTCAGATCAAGCAGGGCTTGCTTGCGGGCTGCCGTTTCCAGCGCCAGCCACAAGAACCGCTCGCCGCGCGATAGACGATCGCCGCGACGCAGGCGCCGGGCCGCGTCCAGCAGCTTCTGTATCTCTTCGGTCTTCAGCCACCGGTCGCGGGGCTCGCCAGGCTCGGGCAGATCGAGTTTCTGCACGAATGACGGATCGATGAGCTTCCGTTTCGGGTCGGCGCAAAAGCGCACCGCTGCCACGAGATAGGATAATTCCTTGGCCGCTGTCTGCGGCTTCACTTTGCGCCCGAGCCGTCCGCTGGTCCGTTTCGACACATAGTCGTCGGTCGCCATTTGCGATAGGCCGGATGCGAGCAGAGAGCCGAAATGCGGCTCCATCTGCCTCCACGCTAATTCGGCGTTGTAGCGGCCTGCCAGCTTCGTCTGGACGTGCTTCCGCTCATAGACGGTCCACACGTCAGCGAGGGTCAGGTTGGCGCCGAGCAGGCCGTCCTGCGGCGCCGTGTGTTCCATCAGGAGCCACGTCCCGAGGAAAGTTTTCGCGTCAGCCAAATCTGTCGTGCGCGTCGAGACGCGCTTTCCGACCCTGGCTTCCGTCCAGTGGACGTAATAGGTTCCGGTTTTTGATTTCTTGAGATACGGGGTTGAGCCTGACATTTGGTCGTCTCCAGATATTCCAGCAAATCGCTTTCGTCGATGAGCACGGGCCGACCTTTGTGGTAGGCGAGCCGCCCCGACAGCCGCAGCCGCTTCACCTTTTCCGTGGAGCAGCGCAGGCGCTCGGCAGCCTCAATCTCGGTTAGCAGCATCTTCAGCCAACATTTCTGCGATCTTCGCCGCGGTGTCGAACCTGACCTGGCGGTTGATCCGCAGCCAAGCCTTGGTGGTGTCGCCGGGACTGACCTTCAGCTCGAAATCAGGCGTGTCTTCCACGATCGCGTTGTGGACGTGATTGGGGAAAATCTCTTCGGCCGGAGCACCGAACGCGGACGCGAGCTTGGCGACACTGGCTGGCGTAGGAAACGCCTTGCCGCGAACGTATGTCGAAACGCTGTCCTTGGTTAGTCCGGAACGGCGAGCGAGGTCCGATTGCCGCCACCCCTTTTCCAGCATCATATTGTAAATTCGCCGACCAAATTCCTCCTTGGTGAGGTATTTGACCGTCTTGCTGTCACCGTTCTTCACTGCGTCGTTAACGATATGGGTTCGGTCTTTCCTAGCCATCCGGCTCTCCTGTTTATGATCCGTCTCTCAGACGTATGTCGTTCGTCGTCTGTATGTTGAATGTAGCGTTCATTTATGAAGGCCGCAAGACAAATTGTCCAACTTTGGCATTGACGCGGACGATTTGTCGATTTAGGTTAACCGAAACAGACGGACAGCGGACAAACCAACCTATGACTTTCTCGGCAAAACGTTTTTTGGTTAAGAATTTCCAAACGTCGCAGAACGTCGTCACACGGTTGCAAGCCTACGGGATGCCGGCTCCACGCCTGGCCGCTGTCGACAAGTGGTTCCAACGCAACAGCATCCCGAGTGACTACCTGCCCTCGCTTCTTGCGATCGTCGAGATCGAACGGGGCAGGCCAGTGAGCATCATCGAATTTTCAAACTTCGAGGCGGGTGAAAATGAGCAACAAAGCTGACGCAGAATGTCGAATGTATTGGGCCGCCGCACACGAGCTTCACCAGGCCGTGCGAAACGGCGATGACGACGCCACCGCGGATCTGCTGGAAGAGCTCGACGTGGTGGCGCTGTACACCGATCACGATGGGCTGCGCAAGCGATGCCGGGCGTTGATCGACAAACACCAGATACGGTGCAGCGCCGTCGGCGGGATAGCGCCTGTCAAATGATCGAGATCGTCCTGGCAGGGGCGCCGGTCGGAAAGGGCAGGCCGCGTTTCGTCAAAGAGACCGGCCGAGCGTACACCCCGGAGCGAACCGTACGTTTTGAGGATCGACTGTCACTTGCGGCCCAGACGGCCATGGCTGGTCGGCCACTGCTTGAAGGGCCGCTGGCAGTCTACATCGAGATACGCATGCCAATTCCGGTATCGAAGCCGAAGAAGTGGCAAGCGGCGGCCCGGGCTGGCAGAGAACGCCCGACGAAGAAACCCGATTGGGATAATTTCGCGAAGATGCTCGACGCGCTCAACCTGATCGTTTGGACGGATGACAGCCAAATCGTCGACGGCCATGTGCGAAAGATTTACCACGACGCGCCGGCCTTCATCGCGAGGGTCACGGAGATAGAAACGGAAGGAGTATTCGGATGACCAGACTTCACGATCCTTTTGAAGACCATGCGGCGCGTATCGCGGCGAGGGCGCGGGAGACCGAAGGCGTAATGCAGCCCACGCCTCCGATTGTTGATCTGGCCACGGCAAAAGCCGTGTCTGGCGAAAACGTCAAAGTGTCGCTGGTCGTCAACGGTCGAACGCAACACTTTTTGATGCACCGGGAGACCGCCGCGTCCTTCATTTCGTACCTGGCAAAATCTCTCGCTTGACCATTTTGTAAGTCGCGTCCATAGTTACGACTGACGAAACGGACGCTACGGACTACCGGGCTGGAAAGGCCACCCATGACGACCATGCTTCCAAAGCCGACGCAGTTGAGCGGCGCCAAATTCCTCGCATCCAGAGACTATGCGCTTCTGGCCGATCTCCCGCGCGTTGGGAAAACCGGCTCGTCGATCATGGCGGCTGATTATCTCATGGCCGAGACGATCCTGATCGTCACGACGGCATCGGGCCGCGGTGTTTGGAAAACCGGCATGCAGAACTGGTCGGCTTTCGATCGTGGCGTCCAGGTCATGCTCGGCGGCAAGAAGCTGGACCCGAAGACGCCCTGCGCGATCATCGGGTGGGCCGGTCTCTCGCAGCCGAAGCTGCGCGTCGAATTGCTGAAGCGCAAATGGGACTTGATCATCCCCGACGAGGCCCACAACGCAAAATCCTTCACGGCGAAGCGCACGCAGGCCCTGTACGGCACGCTGATCGACGACGGTCTGACGCTCAACAAGACCAGCGCCATGACGAACACAACAGGCCGCATGTGGTGCCTAACCGGCACGCCGCTGCCCAACTCCCCGGCTGACGCCTACCCGATGCTGCGGGCCTTGTTCCGTGAGCGCCTGACGACGGCTTTTGGCCCGACGGACGTGACCCGGCAGAGCGACTTCATCGCACGCTATTGCAAGATGCGGCCCATGAAAATCGGCCATGGCTATTTCGCCCGCTACATCGACGTGTTCGTTGAAGGCCGGAACCTGGAAGAACTCAATGCCCGCGTCGCCGGTATCTTTTTGCAACGGACCCAGGCCGACGTCGGCATCATGGAGCCGGATTACGAAACGATGCCGCTGATCGCACCGAAGACGTTGCCGGCGGAAATCGTCGACCAGAAGAAAGCCGGCGCGATCCTGGAAGCGGCGAAGAGCGGCGACCGCGCTGCGCTCGAGATGCATATGGGTCCGCTGCGCCGCCTGACCGGCGAGATCAAAGCCGGGCTTGTGGTCGACGCGGTGAAAGAAGAACTGGACGGCGCGCTCGACAAGATCGTGCTGGCGTACTGGCACAAGGACGTGGGCGCGCTCCTGCTCGACGGCCTTTCCAAGTACGGTGTTGTCGGTATTGACGGTGCGACATCGGCTGACAAACGGACGGAGAACGAAGAGCGGTTTCGGCGCGATCCGAAGACGCGCGTGTTTCTGGCGCAGATCCAAGCCGCCGGCGAGGCGATCGACCTGTCCGCGTCGGCCAACCTGATCTTCGTCGAAAGCTCATTCACGCCTGCTCAAATGAAGCAGATGGCTTTGCGAATTTGCAATCACGCGCAAACGAAAAAGCCTCTCGTCAGGGTGGCGACTTTAGACGGCTCCATCGACGACGCACTGCAAAACATCCTGCTCCGCAAATGGTCAGCTATCCGCGAGGTTTTAAAATGAGCGGTCGCGGCAGAACCTACCCCCCGCTAGAAAAGCGGCTGTGGGCTAAGGTCGATAAAACACCCGGTCACGGCCCAAACGGCGATTGCTGGGTGTGGACGGGCTACTGTGTAGACAACGGCTATGGCCAAATTACCCGGTCCAGGGCGCAAGGGGGCCGGTGTGACTATGTGCACCGCGTGGCCTTCGAAATCCACTACGGCGTCGATCTAGGGCGCGCTCGCAAAAGCGGTCCTCTCGTGCTCCACCACTGCGACAACAGGCCGTGTGCCAACCCGCGCCACCTGTTTCTCGGTGACGACACGGCGAACATGCAGGACATGCTGAGCAAAGGCCGAAAAGTATCGGCTGACCAGCAGGGATCCGCCAACAATCAAGCAAGGCTCACCGAGCCCGAAGTGCGCGCGATCCGCGCCGACACGCGGGCTCTCCAAGAAATCGCGGACGACTACGCGATAGCCGTTTCCACCGCCTGTTCGATCAGAACGCGGAAACGCTGGCCACACCTAAGATAACAAGGAGAGACTTAATGAGCATCGAAATCAAAATTCACGGCGAGACCGGCGAAGAAGTGTTGGGCAAGATGCGCCAGCTTCTCGGCGCTCCGCGCGTGGCGACGATCAGTCCCGAAGAGGCGGAAGAGATTAGGGCGCGCGGGCCGGATGGCATTAGCCGCGAACCCAACGAGACGTGGAGAACCGAACAGTATGGCGCCCGCGTTGACCCACGAGCTGTGGGCGTTGACTTCGCCGAGCCAGGCAGTGACCGCACCGTCATAGCGAAGGTGGAAAAGGCAGACGATGGCAGCGTAAATGTCACTGAAATCGCTGAACTCGATACGCGTCCGATTGGCGCTCCCTCCGAAGGCAACAAGCGCCGCAACAGCGCCGAGAAGACCGACGATGATGCATGGGAAGCCTTCGCCGCTGAAAAAGGCGTCTCGCTTGAGAAGCTGAACGCAGTCATCTCCGAACACGGACGCGCAGCCGCCGAAGCGTCACTCAAGGAGATGCCCGACTCCGGCGACAAGCCTTCCATCTCGACCGGCGAAGAGCGTGTCGGCCCCGAGGACGACGCAGAGACGATCGCGCAAGACACCGCCGACGAAGCGGCCGAGACGGAAGCCAATGGTGGGCTGGCGCCAATCGACGAACTACGCCGCGCCGTGGGCGCCTACCAGAAGAAGCACGGCATGGCGGCGGCTGTCGCGCTCTGCGCCGAAGACGGTCTGATCGGCTGCGGCATCCACGAAGTCGAGGAAGACAACATCCCCGAAATGGTGAAACGCGTTCGCGCGGCGACGGAAGCCAAAGTCGATGAGCTTGGCGACATCCCGGCTTCGCTCGATCGCCGCGAGAAGAAGGCCGACCCCGAGCCGACGGCAGCGAAGGCCGACGTGCAGAAGGCGATGCTGCGCTACGCCAAGAGGTTCGACGGCCAGGACACCGACATGAACGCCATGCCGTTCACGATGGAGGATTGCCCGAAGGTCTTCGCGCTGCTGTTCGGCAAGGATGTGGCTAAGCTGTCGCAGGTGCCAGAAGACGGCTACGCCAAGGCCGTTGCCGGCATTGACGAAGCCATCGCCAAAAATCCATTCAAGCGCTAGGAGACGACCATGGGCGTTATCGGCGAAATACCCGAAAAGCGAGCCGTTGAAATTATGCAGCATCTCATCAACTCGCGTTTCAGCGTAGACGTGACGGCGGATGACCTTCGCAAATTCATTCGTGAAGACTGGTATATCCTCGCGCACTGTGCGCACGCCATCCATGGCGCGCATGTTGCTGCGAACTTGCAGAAATCAAAGGCAAAAACCGATGGTTGACCACGGCATCCGGGAACACGCCACCTGGTCGGCGTCTTCGACCGCCCGCAACGTCCATTGCGCCGGCGCGCTGACACTGGCGCAGTTCGCCCCGCCCGACAAGGAAAGCATCCACGCCGCGCGCGGCACGGCCTGTCACCAGATTGCCGAGAAGTGCCTGACCGAAGGTGTCGACGCCTCGGCCTTTCTCGATACCGTCGAGAAGACCAAGGCGCACGAGATCACGATCGATGAAGAACTGGTCAACTCGGCGCAGGAATATGTCGACTACTGCCGGCAATTCATGCACCCGCCCGTCTGGTATTGGATCGAAGAGCGTTTCTCGCTCGGCGACCTGAACCCGCCATTCGACGCGGGCGGCACGGGCGATTTCGTGACGTATGACGAAGCAACCCAGACCCTCGAAATCGTTGACCTGAAAAATGGTATGGGCGTCGTCGACGTGAAGGACAATCCGCAGCTCCGCACCTATGGGCTCGGCGCGCTCCTGCACCACCAGGATCTGGACGTGGAGACCGTCAAGGTCACGATCGTCCAGCCCCGCGCGCCGCACAAGGACGGCCGTATCCGTTCCGAGACCTTCCATGTCGCCGATCTGGTGGCCTGGACCGCCGATTTGCTGAAATCCATGAAACGGTCGAAGCAGGCCATGGACGAATACGAAGCGGCGGGCGGCAACAGCGTCAAGCTGGACGCGTGGGCCGAGAAATGGCTGACCCCCGGCAAATGCACGTTCTGCCCTGCCGAAGGCACATGCCCGGCGCTCCGAAAGGGCGCTATGGACGTAGCCGCTGTCTGGTTCGACGATCTGGACCAGCCCCGTATCGGCAATTCGGCGCTGGACACGTCGCCCGAGGCTCTGGCCCGTGATCTCGACATGATCCCGATGCTGGAGGACTGGATCAAGGCCCGCCGCGCCTATGCTCACGCCCAGGCCGAGACCGGTGTTGAAATCCCCGGCTACCAGCTTTCCGAGAAGATCGGAAACCGGAAGTGGGTGGACGATCCAGCCCTCGCCGCGCGTCTTATGGCTGAGCTTGGACTGGACGAAAGCGCCATCTACGCAGACCCAAAACTGAAATCGCCTGCGCAGATGGACAAGCTGCTCGGAGCAAAACGGAAGGACATGATCGTTCCTTTCGTCGAACGACCGATCACCGGAACCAATCTGGTGTCCGTCGACAAGACTTCGCGGCCGCCGGCAAAGACGGTCGCGCAGAAACACTTCGAACCTCAACAGTGAAACGGAGAAACTGAGAGATGGCTAAGAAAATGGCTCGTGGTGAGCCCTTCAGAACACCGGACTGCACCGTGTCCTTCGCCTTCGGGCTGTTCAAGTCGCGCACCCGTGAGAGCGACGACGGCAGCAAACGCGAGAGTTGGGATTGCACCTTGATTTTCGACGAGGCGGCAAGGCTCGTTCTGGAGAAGGAGATCGCCCAGGTCATCACCGCCGAGTGGGGCGAAAAGGGCATCCAGATGGCCAAGGACGGCCTGATCAAGTCGCCGCTCCTGTCGGGAACGGGCAAGGAAGCCCGCAACAAGGAAACGGGCGAACTGCACCCCGGCATGGGCGAAGGCAAGTTCTTCATCCGTGTCACGTCGAACAAGGCGCCGGTCGTCCGCTACAAGGATCCGAATATCCCGGCGACCGAGGAAGAGGTCTATTCGGGCTGCCGCGGCTTCGCGGTCATCAACGCCTTCTCCTGGTACAACCCGAAGAACGGCAACGGAGTCTCCTTCGGCATCGAGTATTTCCAGAAAAAGGGCGAAGGCGAACGCCTCGGCGGCTCTGGCGGTATCGACCCGGAGAAGTGGCACGAGAAGATCGAAGACGAAGGCGAGGCGCCTTCGGAAACGAAATCCGGCGCCGGCGCTGGCGGTCTTTTTGGCTGAACTGTAAGTTTTGACGACTGACGAAACGGACGATGACCGGCTATCGGTCATCGTCCTCAACCCCAGGAAGGAAATGATCGTGGAGAAAGATTATTCACCAGGCGGCATGAGCCTGACCAGCGGTGCTCTCCGTACTGCGTCTGCTTGCAGCACCGCGCAGAAAACACCGCACGGCGACTTGCTGCACAAGGCAACTGTCGAGAACGCCGAGTTCGCTGTCCAGATTGCGGCTCGCATCGAGCGCGTCGCCGACGCACTGACCGGCTCTGTGCCGGAGAGCTCCGGAAGCGCCGACAGCGATCCACGCGCGCCAGATGGCTTCCTCGACCAGATGCGATCCCGCGCGGCAGATCAATACCGCACGTTGGCGCGTATCAGCGAAGCTCTAGAGCGGTTGGAGCGCGATTTCAATGTCTGACGACAAGGCAGATATCAAGGGCGGCGACAACGCCCAGACAGTGGCCGCTGGCCAGCTCCGCGCCTTCATCGAGCGCATCGAACGCCTGGAAGACGAGAAGGCGACGATCGCCTTGGACATCAAGGAAATCTACGCCGAAATGAAGGGCACTGGCTTCGATACCAAGGCCGTTCGGACCATCGTCCGCATGCGCAAGAAGGACACCGCCGAGCTTCAGGAAGAAATGGCGATGCTGGAGCTTTACGGCACTGCCCTGGGCATGGGGTGCTTCGGATGAAACGCAACGGCTTCGGACAGACGACAATCGAGGCCGAAATCACCAGGGCGACCGACGCGGCCGTCCTGGTCGATCTCGACGACCAGGAAATCTGGATACCCCGCAGCGTGTGCCTGGAAGGCGATACGCTGGATGTCGGCGACACCGATCTGATCGTTGCCGACTGGTGGCTCGAGCAGGAGGGTTTGCTTTGACCTTCGACCAGGAACTGCGCGAAGCCTCCGACAAGGATGGTCTTCTGGAACTCAATCTGCGGCCCTTTCATGACAGCAAGAAGCGTCTCGTGTGGAAAGCGACCGCCGGCATGGCAAGTGACCCGCGCATGCTGATCGGTATAGACGCCGATCCAGTCGACGCGATCCGCAAAGCCTTGCGCGTGCTGCCGAATGAGCTGGTGATCGACGATGAACCCGAAACGACGGAAGGGGTATTCGGATGAAACGCTATTTCTACGAACCCGGGCATCCCGCCCATACAGACTGGTTCTGTGTTTTCGATCGGCGCCGCAGTGCCGCCGACGGCGCCGAAATAGCGCGCTGTAAAAGCCGAGACGACGCCGAAAAGATCGTGTCAGCGTTGAATTTCCTCTTCGACGAGAACGACTGATGTCGGCATACTACAACGAGATCGACCCCTACGCCGCGCAGTGGTTGCGCAACCTGATTTCCGCCGGACACATCGCGCCTGGCGACGTTGACGAAAGAAGCATCGAGGATGTCAAAGCTTCTGATCTGGCCGGATACACCCAATGCCACTTCTTCGCTGGGATCGGCGTCTGGTCGTACAGCCTCCGGCTCGCCGGATGGCCCGACGACCGGCCCGTCTGGACCGGAAGCTGCCCGTGCCCGCCGTTCTCGGCCGCGGGCAAAGGCAGTGAATGTCCTAGCTGCGGCGGAAAAAGTTGTCTCTCGCATCCTGTCGTCACAGCCGGATGGGTATGTCTCGATTGCGGCGACGAATGGCGAGGCGACGATCGCCACCTACTCCCTGAGTTCATCCGCCTCATCGGCGAGCGCCGACCTTCAGTCACGTTTGGCGAACAGGTTGCGAGCCGTGACGGACGGCTGTGGCTCTACACTCTACGCGCTGTCCTGGAAAGAGTGGGAAATGCCGTCGGGGCCGCCGATACCTGCTCTGCGGGCAGTGGCGCACCGCACATCCGGCAACGGCTCCGATTTGTCGCTAAAAGGCTGGCGCAGTCCGAACACAGTCGATGCGAAGCTCGGGAACCGAAACGGCGAGGATCAAGTGCAGCTCTGTTTTCAAGCGCTACAAGCGGGTTGGCCGACAGCCACGGTAACGGACGCCAAGAGGGGCGAGAAATACGACCCGTTCGCGCCGAACATGACGCTGAACATGGCGGGACAATTGTCGGGCTGGCCAACGCCGACGGCGGCGCTAGCCGACAAGGGGGTGCGCACCACAGCGGGCGGCATAATCGAGGCGCTGCGATCGAAAGGGCCGGATTTGGCGGCTGTGGCCTGTCTGACAGTGGAGGGACCGGCCCGACTAACGGTTTCTGGCGAGATGCTGACTGGCTCTTCTGCCGGGATGGAAAGTGGCGGCCAGTTGAGCCCCGGCCACAGCCGATGGTTGATGGGTCTACCCGCAGCCTGGGACGAGTGCGCGCCGGACACGTTGCCGAAATCGAACTCGAAATCGCAGAGTGGGCGATCCGATACGAAACCGACGCCGGAGAAGCGTTGTATGATTTGCGGTTGTCGCTTTCAGCGCGAGCGCAACGAGAATGGACGGCTGGAAGACTACCAGACATACATGAAGCGCCGATTTTGCTCGCTTTCCTGCGCCAACTCCAGGAGCAAGGGTGGGCTTTCTCGGAACGCCTATCAAGCGAGAGCGCGGAAGTTGCTGAAGGCCGCATGCGAGTGCTGCGGGACGGTGGAGCGACTGCACGCGCACCACGTGGACGAGGATTGGACGAACAACGAACCGAAGAACGTCCAGACGCTCTGCGTGTTTTGTCATCAATTCTGGCACGCCACGCATCGGAGGCTTGGCGTGAAGCCCACGCAGCCTATGCCGCGACTGGATTCCCTCTGGAGCACGGTGCAAGGGCTAGGGTCGGTCGCCTCAGAGGATACGGCAATGCGGTCGACGCGCAAGCCACGAAGCACTTCATCCAAGCCTACCTCGAAACCGAAGCCGAACGTCTTCGATTGACCGAGCATTCCGTAATGGCGACTGACCCAGGAGTGTTTGGATGACGATACTGATCACCGACCACGCCTTTTAGGTCGCTCGACCGAACGTGGACACAGATGTCCAGACACGGCACCGCTTATGAATACCGAAAGCGCGGCAAAATCCTTCATCCGGGCCGTATGACAGAAGGCCATCTGTCGGTAGCACTCGGTAAAGCCAACAGCCATTGCGTTCATGAACTGGTGCTTCTCGCCTTCGTCGGCCCGTGCCCGCCCGGCCACGAGTGCCGCCACCTAGACGGCGACGAAGCAAACAACCGGCTTTTCAATCTTAGGTGGGACACGCGAGGGAACAACGGCCGCGATAAGAAATGGCATCGTGTCTGCTCGCGCTACAAGTTACGCCCCGAAGACATAATTGCTATAAAAGCTTTACTCGGGACAATAAGCGGCAGAAAACTAGGAATTATATTTGGTGTAACGGAAAGTAATATTTCCTGCATTCGCACCGGAAAGATTCACATTGATGTATAGCGATTTAACCTTTGATTTCGAAACAAGAAGCGACATCGACCTGAAGAAGCGCGGCGTCTACAACTACATGGCGTCACCGAACACGCAACCGCTCATGGCGTCCTACAAGCTGAACGGCGGTCCCGTCCGTCGCTGGCGCCCCGGCCAGCCATGCCCGCCCGAGATCGTCGCCCATATCGAGGCCGGCGGCATGGTCTCAGCCCACAATGCCGCGTTCGAACGCTTGTTATGGCAGATGGTCCTGACGCCGCGCTACGGCTGGCCGGTGGCCCGCGTGGAGCAGTTCCGATGCACGGCGGCCACCGCTGCCGCCATGGCGCTCCCGCGCTCCCTGGACCGCCTGGGTGACGCGCTTGGCCTGACCGTCCGCAAGGACAAGGAAGGCACGCGGCTGATCCGCAAATTCTCCATTCCGCGCCGCCCGCGCAAGGGCGAAGACCCCGCCGGGCTCTATTGGAACGAACCGGAAGACCACCCGGAAGATTTCGAGCGGTTCCACGATTATTGCGACGTGGACGTGATGACCGAGGCTGAAGCCGACACGCGCATGGTGCCGCTGTCGGCCGACGAGCAATCCGTCTACGTTGTGTCGGAAATCATCAACGATCGCGGCATTCGTATCGATCGACGGTCGGCCCGCGCCGCGCTGGTGCTGGCAGCGAAGGCGAAAGCCATTCTCGACCGCGACATGCGTCTGGCGACCGGCGGCTATGTGAAGAAATGTACCGAACCGGGCAAGCTGGTCGAATGGGTGAACAGCCAGGGCGTCGCCATGGGATCGGCGGCCAAGGCCGAGGTCGACGCGCTGCTGGAGCTTGACGATTTGCCCGCCAATGTTCGCCGCGCGATCGAGCTGCGCCAGGAAGCGGCCAAGACATCCGTGTCGAAGCTGCAAGCCATGCTGGACCGAGCAAGCGCCGACGGCCGTGTGCGCGGGACGGATATCTACCACGCGGCCTCAACCGGACGCTGGCAGTCGGTCGGCATCAACAAAAACAACATGCCGCGCCCGCGCAAAGAGTTCGAAGGCGTGGCGCTGGAGCCGCTGTTCGATGCCTTCCGCGCGGAAGACCCTGAACTGCTGCCGCTGCTGTACGGGCCGAACCTCGGGCGGCCGCTGCATCTCATCTCCGACGCCATCCGGGGTTTCATCCTGGCCGCACCGGACCATGATCTGGTCCAGGCCGATTATTCCGGCATCGAGGGCGCGGTGATCGCCTGGTCGTCGGGCGAAGACTGGAAGGTCAAGGCACTGCACGAGATCGCCGCCGACCCATCGAAACCGGACCTTTACCGGCGCACGGCAGCGTCGATCATGAACACGACGACCGACGAAATCACCAAGAAACACCCGTTGCGCCAGTCCGTCGGCAAGGTCTCGGAATTGGCCCTCGGTTTCGGCGGTGGCGTCTCGGCGTTTTATTCGATGTCGCAGGGCTACGGTGTCAAGCTGGATCCACTGTTCGAACCGGTGTGGAAAACAGCAACCGAAGAACGCCGCGAGAAGGCGGTCAAGCGCTACGAAAGCTGCCTGAAGCGTGGCGACAGCAAGGCCGATGTCCTGTCGCGCGAGGCGTGGCTGGCGTGCGAGCTGATCAAGGTCGGCTGGCGTGCCTCCAATCCGGCCATCGCCTCCGGCTGGAAGCTGCGCGAGCAGGCCATGCGCGAGGCGATCCAGAACCCCGGCACGGTGACGCGAACACTGAAATTCGAATACATCGTGGCGCATGGCTATCTGTGGGCGCGGCTACCGTCCGGGCGGTGCCTGGCTTACGGCGCGCCGCGGCTGACGGACCAGGTTTGGGCGAAGCGCAACGTCGATGGCGAGTGGCTCGACAGCGAGGTCATGGACCGGCTGATCGCCGAGAAGCTGGCGCTGAAGGGCGAAGTGAAGATCGAGGGCGCCACGTCGCCGCGCATCTCCGCGCTCGGCGTCGACAGCGTGACCAAGAAGTGGCGGCGCTTCGGCCTGTATGGCGGGTTGATCGCTGAGAACGACACGCAGGCCGTCGCGCGGGATTTCCTGGTCAACGGCATGCGCAAGGCCGAAGCCGCGAGCTATCCGCTGATCGGACATGTCTATGACGAGCTGATCGCCGAAGTGCCGCGCGGGTGGGGTGATTTGGCGTTTTTCGAGAAGCTGATCTGCGAATTGCCGCCGTGGGGCGAGGGCATGCCGCTGACTGCCGGCGGCTTCCGCGGCAAACGATATCGGAAAGACTGAAGATAAGTAATTTTGTACGTTGACACGGACGGACAAACGACATACGTTTTGCTTGTAGACGAGAAAGACGGCCAACCGACGCAGGAGGACACCATGTAGACCGCAGCGCGTTGCGCGCTCGACATTCCCCTCTCAGCCGGTCCAGCCAACCCCTCCCCGATGTGCTGGACCGGTGCCTCAACAGGAGACGACCGATGAGAATTGAAAAATCGACACTCTTTCATCTAATCGAGATGAAATACAAACCCGATATCCAGATCGAAATTCGCCCCGACAAGAAACGCATCGTTATCCGCCAAGGTGAGGGCGAAAATACAAACGAAATTTGGATTGACATTGACGATGTAGAAGATGTCGCACAGGCGATGAATACCGCAGCCAACACTGTGCGTTTCGCTTTTATTACCAACGACGAATAATTCCGGAGACCACATGCCCCGCAAAATCCGACGTCCGCTGAAGCAGTACGGCAAACCGACCGAGATGATGGCCGTGCGCGTACCGGCCGACCTGCATAAGCTGGTGAAAGGCCAAGCCAAGCGCGACGGCATACCGAAATCACGCAAGGTCGTCGAGTTGCTGGAAGCGGGGCTGACGGCTGAAACGGAAAAGACCATGGCCGAGGCGCTGACGACAGCGCCGGGCGATGTGTTCGACTAGGAGGACGACCAATGCGAATTGGACAGCATGTTGTGTGCATCGACGACAGTCCCGGACTGCTCATGTCGGCGCGGAAGCTACCGCAACTGGAGCGCGGTCGGGTTTACACTCTAGCTGACGTGACGTCCAAATTTAGAGTTCTCGCGGTGCAACTTGAAGAATACCCGCGAACCTATATCGAAAACGGCGTTGAATTTGAAGGTTGGCTAAAGGCCAGCCGGTTCCGTCCGCTGCGCAAGTTGTCGATCGAGGATTTCACAAGCGTCGATGCGCCACTCGAAACGGAGCTGGCATGACCTTCGATGAAGCGCGCGAAAAGTTCCCGTCACTCGGCCTTGGCCTTTACGGCATGGAGCCGGGGCAGGCGGTGACGCTGGAAGTCTATTCGCCCGACGGACAGGTCTTCAGCTTCCGCGGCGCGACCGCCCAGGCGGCGCTGGATCTGGCGTTCCCGCCCGAGCCCGAGACGCCACCGGCCGAACCGGCAGAGAATGTTTTCGACTGAACCGTCCGTAATGACGACTGATGGAGAGCAGACATGACGATCGAAACGCGCGTTTATTGCATGCTTGGGTTCGCCTTCCTGTGGGTCGGCTGGTTCGAAGCGGTGCCGCTATGACTTCCGAAGACAAGCGGCTGTTGGCCGCCACTTCCGTCATGTCGGCGCTCGGCATCGTCGCCATGCTGTGGGCCTTCGACGCCGACGCGCACGAAGCGCCGACCGGGTGGCGCTATCCCTACGCGTGTTGCTCCGACCAGGACTGCCGCCAAGTGGCCGATGCCGACGTCCGCGAAGGACCGGAGGGCTACACGATCGCCGCCACGGGCGAGACGCTGGCCTACGCCGATAAGCGTGTGCGCAACTCGCCCGATGGCGTTTTCCACTGGTGCTCGATCTTCGGTGATGAGACCAGCCGGACGATCTGCCTGTTCGTCCCGCCCAGGAGTTTTTGACATGACCAAAGCCATCAACAACCCCGTCGCCGGACCCCGCTGCGTTCTCACAATCGAGGAACTGCGCAAGGCCGGCTGGATCGTTATCGGGCCGGGCGAGAGCGACCCGCGAGATGCGGAGATTGAACGACTGACCAACCTAACTGACCAGTTGCGCATGGAGGCTCAATTGCACTCCGGGGAAGCGCGAGCGGCAAACGCCTCCCTGCGCGAAGCTTATCAAGCGGTGTCGGGTGGCAGGGGAGAACCTGGCAGCTGGAACGGTGCGGAACCGATCAAGGCTGAAGTCTCTCGCCTGCGCGCCAAGCTGGCCGAAGTAGCGGAAGGTCGGTTAGCCGAAGCTGAAGGCGTTATCGAAATTATTGCGGGCAAGCGTCAGCACATAGACAGTCTCATGAGCAATCAAGAGATAGCAGATGCCTACCTCCGCGCCGCCCGCAAATTCATGGAGCAGAGCCGATGACAGAAGCAATCGCGATCTATCTCCCCTGGCTCCTTTCCGCAATCACGATCTACATGACCGTCCTTGCTGGCAACAAGGCCCGCCACGCATGGCTGTTTGGTCTCGGCAATCAGGCTCTTTGGCTGGTCTGGATCGTCACAACAGGAGCATGGGGTCTCATTCCGATGAACATCGCACTGTGGGTCGTCTATGCCCGCAATCATCTGCGCTGGACAAGCGAACAAGGGGCTCTAGTAGTTCCGGACAAACGAGTGCCCCTGAAAGACCCGCAGTCCAACGGGACGGTTGAAGCTCTTAGGTCCGGGCCAGCACAGACAATTGCGGAGGATCGGTCATGACCAGAGAACAAAAGCTTGAGGCGGCGTTGCTCCGTATTATCGATATCCATAAGCGTAATTTCGGCAGACAAGACGAGAAGCTTGCGGACATCCGTCCAATTGCTCTTGCCGCTCTCTCCATAGAGGGAGAAGCGGAGGCGGTAGCTTGGCGCTGGAGACCGTTAGACGGAGCAGTATGGGTCGTGTGGAATACGAAACCGGAATACGGGGTCAATCTAATTGACGATGCCGAAGTTGAGATTGAGCCCCTCTACACCCGCCCCTCCCCACCCATCGCAATAAGCGATGAACAGGTGGAGCGGGAGACACGCGAAATTGAGCGGAACGTAAAATCGAAACTGCGAGCAGCATTCAGAAAGGCTCTTTCAGACCTCCCAGAAATTGCCCCGCCGGAAATCGCATCGGTCTTATCGAACGTGCATATGCAAGACGAGTTCCTGTCAGAAGGGAAACGCTTGCAAATGCAGCATGGTCTTGCTGCGGTTCCACCACGTGTCGAACAGGAGTGCGGAGCCGGCGCATGGTCACTCATGCGGGCAGGTGTCCTATCCGCACTATCCGCTACCCAAACCACCGTTGAGTATGATGACGGCGGCAAAACGATACGTGTGTATCGCAAGCCGTCCAACGAGCAGCGCTACTTCGACGCGCTCAAACGCATCGCCGTCTACCAAACATCTGAACGGCTCCTGAAAAAGAGTTGGGACGATTGGGGACTCGACAGTGGGTTGGAGGCTCTTGAATACGCCTACGATAACGTTCAAGAAGAAGCCCGACGCGCCGTCAAAGGTAAGCGGAGGCCAAAGACATGAGCGCCCCACTGTTTCAGCCCCAACGCAAAGACCCGCGCACCGCATCGACCGTCGTCCGCGCCATGTTCAACGACATGCGCGCCCGCCGTATCTACATCTCCGACATGGCGGCCGAGATGCACCGCACCCGAACCTGTCTGCAATACTGGAAAAGCGGCCGCAGCGACCCGACGATAACCAACGTCGAGGCCATGGCGCAGATCCTGGGGTATGAGCTCGTTCTCGTGCCGATCGTCCGTGATGGCGACTGACACTCTGGACAGCGGCGGACGAAACGCGCAAAGATGAGGGTTCCGCTCGACCCGACGACCAGCCAACCCAGGAGCCCGCTATCGTGAACGACCAATCCGCCAACCACTTCGCGCGATTGTGGGTGCTTGGCTACAACCGCCTGTGTCCGATCCTTCCACCCGGCTGCCCTATCTCAGAACGGTCATCGATCGCCCGCCGCATTGCCGCTGGCGACGACGCGCGCGGCAAGGCCCCCGGCGTACAATGGCGCGACGGGTCGTGGTCCGGTTTCGATTTCGTCGCGCATGAAAGCACCGAAGACGATCTGGTCCGATGGAACGCCATGGGTGCCGGCGTCGGCGTCAAGACGGGTCGCGGACTGGTGCTAATCGACGCCGACACGCTGCACGAGGGCCGCGCCAAGATCATCAAATCCACGATCGAAAGCCTCGCCGGGCCACTACCCGTGCGCATCGGCAAATACCCGAAAGCCGGTTATCTGGTCCGCACTGACGATGATTTCCAATACACACGCATCGAGTTCGGCGAGCGCGATGACAAGGGCCGCTTGCAAGAACGCGTCGAGATATTGGCCGAGGGCCGCCAATTCGTCGCCAGCGGCACGCATCCCGGCACACAGAAGCCGTATCGCTGGCCCCAGGGCGTGCCTGCATACGCGGACGTGCCGTTCGTGGCCGGTGACACGCTGCTGGCTATCCTCGATGCCCTGCGGCCCCTTCTGCCCGCGGCGTCGGCCATTGTTCGCGAGGGCGCACCGACCGAAGTGGACCAGGACAGTCTGCGCGGCGATATGGCGCTGATCGCCAAGGCCGTTGCCGCCACGCCGAACACGTCCGCCGCCTTCCCGACGCGCGAGGCCTATCGGGATTACGGCTATGCCATCAAGGCCGCTGCCGGTCCCGGCCATGAGGCCGAGGCGTTCGACCTTTTCGCCGATTGGTGCGCCCGATGGGCCGAGGGCGAAAACGAGCCCGATATCGTCGCCGCCGATTGGGCCCGCATGAAACCGCCGTTCCGGCGCGGCGCATCCTGGCTGTACGAATTGGCGGCGCAACATGGCGAGCCCGGCGCGTTCGATGCCGGCGAGGCTGTGGCCTTAGCTTGGTTCGAGCCACCGCGCGAACCGCTGTTTCGGGAAGAGCCGGCCGAACCGAAGTGTGTCATAGACCCAACACCCTACCGCTTCGCCGATCCGAAGACGCTCCCGCGTCGGCAATGGCTGTACGGCAATCACTACATCCGCAAATATGTCAGCACCACGTCGGCTCCGACCGCTGTAGGCAAGTCGTCAATGACGATGGTGGAAGCGCTGGCCATGGCATCCGGCAAGCCGCTGTTGGGCATCGAGCCGCGGGGCACGTTTCGCGTTTGGATTTGGAACGGCGAAGACCCGCATGAAGAACTGGAACTGCGCATAGCCGCCGCGCGCATGCATTACGGCTTAACGCAAGAGGATCTTGGCGACCGGCTGTTTCTCAACAGCGGACGCACAATGGAAATCGTCATGGCGAAGCAGACACGCAACGGCGCAACGCTTCAGGTTCCTGTCGTCGAAGCCGTTGCGGAGGGGTTGCAGCGGCGCCAGATCGATGTCGCTATCGTCGACCCGTTCATTTCGACCTACCACGGTACCGAGACAAACGAGATGTTCGACCTGGTGGCGAAGAAATGGGGCGCCATAGCGGGAGCCTGCAACGCATCCGTGGAACTGGTTCACCATGTGCGCAAGCTGAACGGCGGGGAAATCACTATCGAGGACACGCGCGGCGGTGGCGCGCTCGTTGCGGCGGCCCGGTCCAAGCGTGTCCTGGCGCAGATGTCGGGGCAGGAGGCGAAGAAATTCGGCGTCGAGGATACCAGTCGCAAACGGTTCTTTCGCGTGGCCGACGCCAGCGTGAACATGGCCCTTTCCGCTGTCAACTCAACCGAGTGGTTCGAAATGCAATCCGTGGCGATCGGCAACGGCGAGGGCTCCACGCCAGTCGACCAGATGTTGAGCGGCGATCACGTAGGCGTGGCCACGCTGCGGACCATAGACCCGGACAGAAGCGCGCTGGATGACGAGCAGAAAGAAAAGCTCATGGGCATGTTGGCGGCAGGTGGCTGGCGTGAGAGCGAACGAGCCAGCGCATGGGCGGGATGCGCCGTAGCGGAAGTCATGGGGCTGGATGCGGTCGACGATAAGGTGGCAATCCGAGACATTCTTAAAGGACTGAAGCGGGAAAGAGCAGTCAAGGTTGAACACAAGACGGACAGAAACAAGAATAAAGTCTCGTATATCGTGCCTGACGATCAGGACGAATTGTCCAAAAACGTGTTTGAATAAGACAGAATGTCCGTAAAATCAGCCATTACCGTAGGTCCGTACGTAGGTAATTTTCGTACCTACGGAGCCTACGGCGCTGCGGCCTCCGTAGGTCCGTAGGTAAGGGCTCCCCCTAAAGGGGGAGAGCCCACTACCCTTCGGCTGCGGACCCACGGTCGGTAGGCCGCGGCTGGACGCGAAAGAACGAGGCCGAAATTAAGGAAAAGAAAAACCCCGTCGCGGCCAACGGGGTTTGTATTACGTTTCGGGTAGAAGGGTTAAGCGAGGATTGCGGTCAAGACGAAGGCGACGCACCAGGCTTTCAGGATGAAGGCAGCAAGGTGGATCATGCGCCGCCCCCGGAGCTCGCAAGGCCGGCGACGATGACGAGAAGCCAAAAACCCATGGTGGCGCAAAAGATGACGGCGATTATCAGATCGAGCAGGTTGATTGCCGTATCGAGGATATCGGGTTTCATGGCTCCACTATCCTTATGATTTTGGTGTGCACCTTCGCTGTTGAGAATGTGTCAGGAGGTAGAACCTCCAGCGTCTCGGTGTCGGGGTGTTCGAAAGTGATCGGAACTAAGGCCACTAGGGTGGCCGGCTCGGAATGTCCGCCGCGGTTTAGCAGTGAGAGCGCGGCGGCGATGTGTTTGCGAACGTCACTGAAAGGCGGGTTCATGATGACGCGCGGAAACTGTACCTTTCCGGCGACCTCGCTTGACCATTCCAGAAAGCAGCGGTTCACAACTGAGCCGAATTTGTCGAGGCCAGCGGCGAGTTGAATATGTTTCTCAACCTGGACAAGCTCGAAACGACTATGCCCGGCATCTAGAAGCGCTTTAGAAAGCTGACCGGTTCCGGCGCTCGGCTCCAATGTTAGCCAATCGCCTTGCGGCCCTAGATAGTCGACCATCCGCGCGGCCACGTCGTCAGGCGTGACGTGGCATTCCGTTGCACGATCGACCATGACAGGCTCGGCAAGCTCGACTTTTTCTAGATCGCCGAAATGTTCCCGCCGCTGGACCGCAAGCACCATGGGCTTATTGGGTCGACGATACACCGCGCGTTTCATTCTGCCGCCTCAGGTATGGCGTCTAGGATGCATTCGCTATCCGGCTTCGGATGAACCTTTGAGTCAGTCAGGAAAACCGCGCACCATCCGGCCGTATAGCGCGGAACATCTGTGCGCGGGTTCGGGCAAACCTTGACGCGGAACGTTCCGTCAGCGCTGAAAAACGTGCCGCGTTGCTCAGAATAGATTTTGCCGTATTCGGCTTTCGTCATCTCGACGACGGGCAGCACTTGCCGCTTGCCGAAACGGTTCACCATGATTCCGGCCGCCTTGACGTTGACGACTGACGGCTTTTCGTTCCGCTTCACGTCGGGAATCGAATAGCCGCAATCCCGCATCAGGTCGCGCCATTCGTCGGGCGAAAGCTCTAGCGTTTTGCCGCTGGCGATATGGGCGGGAAGCGGCACAGAAGACTCGAGCACAAAGCCCATATCCGTTGCCGTCGCCTTCGGCTTGTGTGCGCCGTGCTCGCGAGCGAACATCTGAATTGCAGTCTCTCGCAACTCGCCTTCGTGGCGCGCGACCGTGCCGAGCAATTCCCTTTCATAGGAAAGCCGGTTGAGCGTGTGCGAGATCCAGCGCTCCCAATAACCGGAATCGAGCGCCTTTTGATAGGCTTCGATACGCTCGGCACGGAGTCCTTGTGGCGTCTTTTCGCCACTCTGCAAAGCGCCGTAGTCGCCGAATTTCGTAAACTTGCCGTAGTTCGCGGCCTTCACGATTGTTTCGTCGTCTGTCACGCGGTCCCAAAACGCAAGCGCCGCGTGGCAATTATTCAGGTTGCCTTGCAGGTCGCGAAGTTCGGCGAGTAGTGTTTTGATCCGTCGCGCTCTCACCTTCGGATCGCTCTTGCGGTTCGCGTGACGCTCGACTCCTTCGGCGCGGTAAAGCCAATAGTCGGCGAGCTTCGCGGCCTTGTTTGCTTTAGCCTGCGCGGAGTCCATCCGCTCTTTTGTCTTCATGGCTTTGCGCTCGGAATGGTGTCCGACAAGAATCGGCTGACCATGCGAAAAGGCTTCCGATAGTTGCTGCGCGGCGCGGTTGAATGCGTTCGCTTCCCGGTGGCGCTTGTGTGCCAGGTCGTCGAGACGTTCGGCCTTTGCCTGCGCGCGCTCGGCAATGGTCATTTCTTCCGGCTCGATTTCGCCCGCGAGTTCAATCAACAAATCTTCACGGCGCGGCGACCACTTCGGCGCAACAAAAAGCTCTTGCTTTGGAGCCCATACGAATCCCGCCGCTTTCACGCGGGCGAATGTTTCGGCGTCTAAACGCGAAGAGGCGTAGAGCCTGAGTTTGTTATCCTCCGGGCTGTACGTAGCGGTGAATGTGGTCATGGTCGTCAATCCTTGTCAGTCGTCATTGTGGACGATTTTAGGCGCGAAAAGTGTATTCTTGGCAGTCGGCGCCGCCGACAGCCGGCGAAGCGTCATGCCTCCAACGGAAGCCCGCGTCTTCGCATGTCAGGGCGTCCGAGAATGAAACGCCCTGTAGCGCCAGAAAGGAGTTCAGTGCGGAAACGTCTTCCTCATCAAGCCCGGAATAGTCGCCATTGATGATTGCAGACGCCCAATGGCTCGGGGCAGTTAGGGTTATGGTCTTCATGGCCGTTGATCCTTGTATGTCGTTTCGTCTGGTCTGTCTGAAATGTATGTCGTTTGTCCGTCCGTGTCAACGGACAAAATTGACGAAATGCGCAAGGCGGCGTAACGTGTCGAAATTGGCTGAGGTTGCAAACTGCAACTGGTTGCAAGGAATATCGGAATTAGACGAGAGGCTAGAGCTATATGGCGCGCCGCGTGTTGAGCCCTATGCAGCAGGAGTTTGCGAAGAACATGTTACGCACGGGTGACAAGATTTATTCCGCAGAGAAAGCCGGCTACAAAACACCGCTTGTCGACGGGTATAAACTCATGAAAAATGAGCTGATCGCCAACGCGATCCGCTCTGAAGCGCGCAAATTCCTCGACGAGAAAGCTGGTCCGGCGGCCGTCTATAACCTGGCCTCGATCATGCTCGACGAGAAACAGCCCACCGGCGCGCGCGTCAAAGCCTCTGAAATCATTGGGAAATGGTCCGGCATGGCTGGCGACGATAACGCCGGCGGCAAGGAACCGCACGAGATGACAGGCGACGAACTGCGCGCGCACATCGCCAAGATGGAGCGCCAGCAGGACGCCATGAAACGCGCCTTGGCCGACCAGGCGCGGCCCGTGCTCGAGGGCTCGACGCTCGACGAGGTAGAGCCGGACGATAGCTCCGGATCCGGCGTTTTCGATTGATTTGCTACCATCCTGCTACCATCGGCGAGGCGCAAAGCCTTACGCCACAAGAGAAGCAAACTACGTTGATAACGTAGAGGACGCGGCGCAGGGGCGGTATCGAGGCCCCTGGACGCGCGCCCGGCCCCTGCCGTCAGTCCGCCGCGGCTCCGCCGCCGGTCGCCGGACGCCGCAACAAATTTGCACCCGAAAATCGAACTCGGACTTCGTGTCCGCAACGGCCGATGAGGCCGCCAAGGCCGCAACTGGGTCAACGGCCATAGCGCCCGTATCGGGCGCGTCCGCGCATCGGCCGAAGGTCAGTCTTTCCGTCTTGACGCCGGACTGACAATCGACGTACTGTGCGGACGCCCGTTCCCTCTGGGCCTGGATGATTGGTCGTCATCTGTTGCCGCCGCAGCGAAACATCCTCCCTCGCTGCGGCGGTTTTCTTTTGCATCGGTACGGAATGACTGGTATTTGTCGGCTGACACAACCGGACGAACGGACAGAAGATGGCCGACCCAACGAAGCCGACGATCGACTACTCCTACACGGGTTTCCAGCAGGAACAGCAAGAGTTCCCATTTCCCGGTACGCAACTGGACAACGATCTGGCGAACCTGGTCAATTCGGTCGACCAGACGATCGATGCACTGAAGGACGTGAGACGGGCCGACGGTGCGCTGAAGAACGGCATCGTCACCAATGACAGCCTCTCACCGGATTTGCTGATCGGCATCGAGGCGCCGACCGATTGGGCGCCGTCGACGGCCTACAACATCAACAGCACGGTTTATGAAGGCGACGCGATCTACCGGGCCACGGTCTCGCATCTGAGCGGCGCCAGTTTCGCGACGGATCTGGCGAACGGAAAGTGGGAGAAGATCGTCGATTTCTCGGCGCTGACGGATGCGGCAGCGGCCAGCGCCGCGGCTGCGGCGGTGTCGGAGACGAACGCCGCCGGAAGCGCTTCCAGTGCGACGACCAGCGCGGCAACGGCCACGACGCAGGCCGGTATTGCTACGACGAAAGCGGCCGAGGCAAGTGCCGATGCGGATGCAGCGGCGGTTAGCGCGGCGGCGGCGGAAGCGGTATTGGCAGGAGCGGGGGCCACCGGCCTTGCGCTGCTGGAAGCGGAGACGGGGGCCGAAGCATTTGAAATCGCCGTCCCGGATGACGCGATTACGGGTGTGAAGATAGCCGACGAGTCCGAAGGTCTGAGCAGCATTCTTCTTAAGCTCGGGATTGACCGCGCGCCAGATGCTCTGCCCAAGACGCCGCAGTATACGCCCACCTCGTCAATCTCGGAAACGCGCGTTTTAATAAACGGATCGACAGAGAACGGCGGCTCGCCCGTCTACCACCGGCACTTCGGGTCGATCATTCGCGACCACACGGGCGTCCTTCACGTTTTCTACCGCCGCGCACTTGGTCACGCGACATACTTCGAAGGTGACCTCTGCCACGTCTCAATCGATCACGATGGCAATGAGCGATCCGCCGAGACCGTGATATTGGCCCACGGTACAGATCGTGATCTTCACTCTCCAATGGCCGTTGTGACACCCTCCGGCCGGATTGTGCTGACCTTCTGCGACGTGCAGATGCCGAGCGCGGGCAATTCAGTCGATTTGCGCAGCATGTACTCGGATGACAATTGCGGCTCGTGGTCTTCGCCGACAACATTTTACACTGATGACCTGTCGCGAACGTACGGGCAGCCGCGCATCGTCCCTTCCGACGTGGCGGGCGAGCGCTGGCGCATTCTCCAACCTTGGTATGGCCGCGACGCCGGGGGCACCAACAGGCGCATTGGTATATTCGAGAGCACGGACAACGGCGAGGTTTTCGCCGATCTTGCCACGCCGATATACGAGGGTGCGGACCTGACCCTGAGCGAAACCAGCATTGCGTGCCTCAACGCCAAGGTCTGGTTCGCCGCGATGCGCAAGAATGGCGGCAGGCTGCATTGGGCGGTGACGACAAACGCGGGCGCATCCTGGACGGCCCCGACTGTCGTCACGTGGGGCACAACACTGGACATCGCGCCTTCGCTGGACATCATTTTCAGCCGTGGCGTCCCGTTCCTGCTTTTGGGGTACTGCGACCGCAGCACGGACCAAACCAAGTGGCGCTGGGCCAAGGCGTCCAGTTTGATGACAAACGCCGAGGCGATGGGAAAGCTTGCCGCAGTCACGTCCGCCGCCGACATGATCGAGGCGTCGGGATATCAAGTCCCATACATCTACCCGAACGGGCAGATGCTCTTTGTTGAGTTTGAAGAGTACGTTTACGGAGGCGGCGGGATTTCAGACCCCGCAGGCTCGGATGTTCGGCTCGTTTGGGCGAACCCTGGCGCATGGGTTGATGGGCATGAGTTCTCGTTCACGCCGACGATTGTTGGCGCCTCTACGCCCGGCTCGCCAACTGGCGTCAACACAGGAACAATCAGCAAGGATGCAAACGGGCTTGTCTCAGGTAACCTCCGCATCGCCCTGACGAGCAAGGGAGGGATGGTCGGGCAACTAAAGCTTGGCCTCCCATACACAAACAAGACCGGAAATCGCTACCGTTCCGGGGCGACGGTGACGTTCTTCGACAATGTCTCGCTGCCTGACTACAGCGTGCCAATGCCATTTATGCCGGGCGGATCGTCCACGATTGACCTGTGGCGGACGTACAACGGCGGCTCTGGTACATCGACGGTCGGGCCCGCGACCATCTCGGCAATACATGTTGACGATGATTTCGTGATCGAGATGGTGTTCTCGTATTTCACCGACGACTAGGTGGTGGTCACCCATTCATCCATTCATCGGTTTGATCGTGATGATCTGGTGACAGTATGTCGCTCGCCAGGTCATCACGATCAGCCCCTTCGCTGTCCTCATCTGGCTCAAACGAGACGGGGTGGCCGACGATTGTTTCAAGCGTTTTGTCGTCCAATTTGAAATCTTCCTGCCAATCCATGAACAGGCTGCGCAGGAAATTTTGACGCGTAGAGCCTGGGTGGTCCAATACTCCCAAGTCATCGTCTTCCACGGCGCGCTCCCATCTGAAACAATTCGTTACTTTGCAAAACGCCCGATTTTACGACTTGGCGATGCACGCGGACCAATGTAACAAACTTCTGAGCGGAGGCAATCACGCCGGGCTTGCTTAGTAGAGTCGAGCTTTCTGAGGGGACCAAGTTGGCAAAAGGTAGAACGCTTCGGTGGGCTTTTTCATCTCTGAAGCGCGGCGATTTGCGGGAGACGTCAAGAGCGCTTCGACACGGCGTCGGTGTTGGTTATAGAATTGCGTTCGGAGGAAATCCCAAATCCTCGAAACGAGCAGGATCGGCAGTGGCAAACCACGTCGATCCCGAAACGGTTCATTCCCTGCTTCCAGCAAATCCGTCAGCAGCGGCCCGGCTAATTCCCCGCGTTGCTGACCGCAGGACACGCGGTCGGCTGTTTCTGAAATGCGCTGAGGCTCACTATGCAAAGTGGGATTTAACGGCAGCACTTGCCTGCGCGGATCGCAGCGCGTCAACACTTCGAACGCATCCAGGACCATACCGGCTCAGAGCGAATATCCGCATCATGATGGGTGATCCGGAAGCGGCGCGGGAGGACGCAGAGAGGGCCCTTGAACTGAACTGGCTTGACGTCAAGTCGCTCCAACTGTTCGCCAAGCTCAGCGACAAGGAGACCGTCGAATTAATACTCGACCAGTTTCCCAACGAGGTCGCCGCTCGTGGATGGATCCGCGCCGCTGCGATATCGGCCGTGCGAACCATGTTTGAGTTCAATCGTCCGCAACGCGGCATTGATCTCGTTTCAGATTATTGCGCCAACACGACGGACCCCGCGTTCAATGCGGAGGAAGCGGATTTCTGGATAGGCTTTGGTCTCCTTCTGTTGCGACGGTTTGATGAGGCGATCGTCCATCTAGAACGGCACCTAGATGACGAGAGATTTGGCAAGTCGGCTCGCCTGCACCTGGGGGAATGCTTGTTTGAGGTTGGCCGCGCAGATGATGCGTTGCGCATGATCGAGGACGCATATTCGGATGGCGTGTTCCCGCGCGCGTTCAACCTGTTCTATTTTCTGCTGCGGTTCACTGGCGGACGCATGCGGGAGTCGTGGGAAGAATATCGGAACCGGGATTTTTCGCGAGCTTTGGCCAGAAACTTCGGGAACAAATACGTTCAGCACTTGGACGAAATTCCACGCGATCAGAGTGTATTCATGATCGCGGAAGGCGGACCCGGCGATGAGCTGCGATTCGCGACGATGTATCCTGAGCTTTCTTCCCGGTTCAGCAGGTTGACCATAACATGCGAACCGCGACTGTGGTCGATTTTGCAGAGGAACTTTCCGAGCATCCGATTTGTTCCTACTGCTCGTTGGCGGAAAGAAATGGTGCCTTCAGACTATGCAACGAGGCGAGGCATCGGTGACGAAAAGCTGATCTACACATTGAGCAAGGAAGCGGCGGTTATCGCGGAAACTTCTGACGCATTTTGCTCTGTTTGTGACGTCTTAGCCGATCTTCGGCCAGACTATTCAGCGTTCGGCAAAACGCAATCGTATCTAATGGCGCGGCCCGATTTGCGAGAGGAATGGGCCAAGAAAGTTCGTTTGCAAGGCGTCTCTGAACTTCCGAACATCGCTCTATCTTGGCGCAGCATGTTGCGTCACGTGCGCCGCGATATGCACTACCTTGCCGTTGATGATTTGGCGCCTCTGAAATCTCTTGATGCTGTGTATTGGCTATTCCAAACAGGGGTAGAGGATGAAGAAGTGGCCGATCTGAAGCGACTGCTGCCGAATGTGAGATTGGCCGACCCCCTCGATCTGAAGGATGATTTTGAAGGAATGGCTGCCTTTCTCGCCAACATGGATTGCGTCATTGCTCCGTGTAATACAACTGCTGAGCTGGCCGGCGCTCTTGGCGTTCCGACGATCATGTTTGGCCGTACGCGCGGATCACGTTGGCGCGCTCGGGAGAGCGGTCAGGATATCTGGCACCCGTCCGTTCGGAATGCCTTTGGCGAACCCCTTGGGAATCGAGCCGCCACTGTTGAGGCAATCGTAAGTGAGTTGCGGCTAACATTGAAACAACCAGCGCCGGCCGAGCTGGCTGCCGAGTAACCAGTCCCACATCAACGCAATAGGCGTCGTGCTTCACAGCGCGGCGCTTTTTCTATGCCCCGATCTGGAGTTCCCATGCGCTCCCTACTCGCTACCGCTTCAATGGCTTTGAACAGGATCAGCACCGTGTAGACGTTTCAGCGTCCGTCGTGTATGTTCTCGCGACTGACTTCAGCCAACTATGGCGGACAAATGGCCGACCCGACGAAATACACCGTATCCTACGACTTCAGCGGCTACCAGGCGACCAATCCGTCGGCGCCGCTGCCGGGCGCCAGCGTCGACAACGAGTACGCCAACATCGCCACGTCGATCGGCGAGGCTGTCGACGCCATCAAGGATATTCGCCGTGCTGACGGATCGCTGCAAAACGGCATCGTCGGACCCGATAGCCTTGGCGCCGGCCTGACGGTCGGTTTCAAGCCACGCGGGCAGTGGGCCGAAGACGTGGATTACAACGCCGGCGACAGCGTTGTCCACGAGGGGTATTTCTTCGCGGCGCGCGTTCAGCACACGTCGGCCACGACGACGGAACCGGTCGGCGGCAACGACACGGCGACCTGGCTCAGCCTGTTCGCGATCTCGACCGCCGTCGGCAACATGTTGCAGTCAGACTACGACCCGAATGGCCGCGTCGCCGACGTGTTCGACGTCGACAACCACGTCAGCGGGACGACGAACAAGGTCTACACCGGCGCCGAGCAAACGAAACTGGCCGGTGTCGAGGCCGGCGCGACCGCCTCGCCGTATTTGCCCGCTGGCCTTGGGCCGCTCCCATATTCCGGCGCATCGGCGCCGACAGGCTGGCTGCTTTGCTACGGCCAGGCGGTTTCGCGTACGACATACGCCGATCTTTTCACCGCGATCGGCACGGTATACGGGACGGGTGACGGCTCGACGACTTTCAACCTGCCTGACATGCGCGGTCGCGTCCCGGCTGGCCAGGACGACATGGGCGGTTCCAGCGCCAATCGATTGACCGATCAGACGAACGGCGTTGACGGCGATGTGCTCGGCGCGGCCGGCGGCGCGGAAACACAGGCCCTGTCAGTGGCGCAGCTTCCGGTGCACAATCACGGCGGGGCATCAGGGGCCGACGGCGCGCATGCTCATACGCTCTCGTTTATTGGGCTTTCCGGCGAAACTGAGTTGCCGCTTTCATCGGGCGGCGAGTCGTTCGGGTCTACCATCCGAACGGGGGGCACGCCGCGTTCTGGCACGCTCAGCGTCGATGCTACTTCGACGCACACTCATTCGATTGCGTCGCAAGGCTCCGGTCAGGCGCACAACAACGTGCAGCCGACGCTGATCGTCAACTACATCATCAAGACTTGAGGACCGGCATGGACACTTCATTCCGCGGCGCGGCAAAACGGCTTGACGACATCGATCTGCCACGCATTGGCGCGCGCATCGGGGTTGGCGAAGATGAGCTCCACGCTTTCATGGATGTTGAAGCAACTGGTTCTGGTTTTGATAATCAGGGCCGACCGAAAATGCTCTTTGAGCCGCATGTCTTCTACCGAAACCTGTCTGGCGCGAAACGCGATCGCGCCGTCAAGGCCGGGCTCGCCTACGCCAAATGGAAGCGGAATTATCCGAAGGACAGCTACCCGCGTCTTCTGGCGGCGATGAAAATCGACGAAACAGCGGCCTTGCGCGCCGCTTCGTGGGGCCTTGGGCAGATCCTGGGCGAAAACCACAAGGCCGTCGGTTACGCCACGCCGCAAGCCATGGTGACGGCGTTCATGGCCGACGAAGAGCATCATCTCGATGCAGTCGTCAGTTTTCTGATTTCGAAGAAACTGGCTGCGAAGCTGAGGGCTCATGATTGGGCCGGCGTGGCGCGCGGCTACAACGGCGCCGGCTACAAGCAGAACGCCTACGACACGAAAATGGCGGCGGCTTACGCCAAGTGGCGGAAAATCCGCGATACGCCTTGGCCGTCAGACGATCAGCGGGACGAATTGGCGCCGCGGCCTGCTTCTTCACCGGCGTCCAACACGAAAAGAACAGGCGGCTTGGCAGCTGTTCTGTTTCTCGTTGCCGCCGCGCTTGCTGGTTTCTGGGATCGTTTCACCACGTGGGTAGGGAGCCTTTTCTAATGGCCAAGTACCGGAAATTTATCGCCGCGCTCGTTGGGGTGGCAGTTCTGTTTGCCATGCGTCGCTTCGATGTCGAGGTGATGGGGGTCGACAGTATCGTGCTTGAACTTGTCGTTTCAGCGCTGACCACTGCCGGTGTCTACCAGGTGTCCAACGATGGGTAGCCTGCTCGGCTTCGGCATAGGCTCATGGACGAAGGCCGGCGCGGTTGCTGTCGTGCTGGCCGGCCTCGCATGGTCGCACCTCACGGTCTACGGCGCCGGCAAGCAAGCCGTGCTCGACAGGCTCAAGGATGACCGTATCACGGTCCTGAAGGATGGAAAGGCGATCGACGATGAAGTTCTTGGCGCTGATACCGATACTCTTTGCGGCCTCCTTGGCGGCTGCCTGCCAGACAACGGCGCTGACTGAGCCCTGCGACGTGCTGGTGCGGATCGACCCAGCCCAGGCAACGAGTTCTTATCTGGTGGCGAACGATCGGCCGACTGCCGTCGCTATCGCACAGCATCGTGGGCGGTATCAGAAATACCGCTGCGGAGCGTAGACGGGCTGCCACTCTGCGGTAACAGAAGCGGCAGCCCTACCACACGACTTTCTGGAAGTCGCGCGGGTGGGCACAACGATACCCATGGGCGTCTCTCCAAAACCTTAACGCATGATGGAGCGGGGTGTAATGCCGGGGCCTACCGAGGACAAGCAGATGCAGATGAAAACGCCTCAGTGGCAGTGGACATGGAACCTCAACACGCTGGTGATTTTGTTCGGCTTCGCCACGGGGCTCGCCGCATGGGGCGCCACGTGGGAGCGGGTTAACACGGGCCAGAAGGAAAATTCCATCAAGATCGAACGCCTTGATACGCGGATGACTTCGGTTGAGATGATATCCCGCCAGCTCGATAATCACGAACTGAGGATCGCCAATGTAGAGCGCCGCGCCACTGAAGCCGCTGACGCTATGCGGACGGTAGAGGCCGCGATTAACTCGCTGGCTTCCGATATTCGTGTGACCCGCGAGATTGTTCAGCGCATCGAGCAAGCGCAGGCAACCAGGGGCCAGGGCGGCTAAGCGATGACCAATTCGCAGTCCAGCCGCATCAACCCGCGCACCGGAAAACGGTTCAATTTCGTCGACCCCAAGCTCGAGCTGGAGGCGACGAAACGGCATATCGACGCGTTGAAACGGCAGGAAAAAGCGCTCCAGTGTCGAGAGGATTTGCTGGAATTCACCAAGTTCACGATGCCGGACCCAGAAGCGATGAACGATGTGAACCGCACCAGGTACGAAGCGGCGAAGTTTCACGAGGAAATCGCCAAGGCTCTCCAGCAAGTTGAGCGCGGCGAGATTACGCAACTCATCTTCTGCATGCCCCCGAGACACGGAAAATCGGAATTGGCGACGAAGCGTCTAGCCGCTTGGTATAGCGGTCGGCACCCGGAACAGGATATCATTGTAGCGGCCGCCGGCGACGATCTAGCTCATGATTTTGGCGCTGATGTTCGCAACATCATGCAAACGCCGCAGTACAAGCAGGTGTTCCCAGGGCATCGTTTGCGGCGAGGCGGCACTGCGAAAGACAACATCGTCACTGACAAGGGTGGGCGGCTGATTTTTGCAGGCCGAGGCGGCCAGATCAATGGCCGCGGCGCTCATCTGCTTCTGGTCGACGATCTTTACAAGGACGCGGACGAAGCGCGGTCGCCAACCATTCGAGATAAGACGTGGGAGTGGCTGACGAAAGTCGCTCTGTATCGCCGTATGGGCAAGCGCCTTACGATCATCACGATGACGCGGTGGCATTCCGACGACGTAATTGGACGTTTGACGGATCCGGAGAACCCAAACTACAACGAAAAAGAAGCGCAGTCGTGGAAGATCATTCGGCTGCCGGGTTTGGCGGAAGACGACGATCCACTTGGGCGTAAGCCCGGCGAGGCGCTATGGCCGGAAGTTCGTCGGGATGGGTCCGCCTTCGATGTTGAGTATCATTTGGCGAACCAGCGGCGTGACCCGCTCGGCTTTGCCGCGCTGACGCAACAACGGCCGACCGTGGCCGATGGCATTCTGTTTCGCCGCGAAACGATACAGTATTACACGCCGGATCAGCTACCCGACGAAATGCGCTTCTACTGCGCGAGCGATCACGCTGTCGGCACGAAGCAGCGCAACGACCCCTCCTGCTTTCTGAAAGTCGGCGTCGATCGGCAGAACAACATCTACATCCTGGATGTGATTTGGCGGCGGATGGCGACGGACGCGGCGGTCGAGGCGATGCTGGCGATGGCCGGCGGAAATATGCGGCCCCTCCTGTGGTGGGCGGAACGCGGCCACATTTCGAAGTCGATCGGCCCGTTCCTCAACAAACGGATGCTGGAGACGGGCACGTACATCAACATCGTCGAAGTCACGCCGGCGGTTGACAAGGAACAGCGCGCGCAGTCGATCGCGGCTCGTGTCGCCATGGGCAAGGTCTATTTCCCCAAAGTGTCGTGGTGGACGGAAAAGGCCGTGAATGAGATGCTGGCGTTCCCGAATGGGACGCGGGATGACTTCGTCGACAGCTTAGCCTATATTGGGCTTGGGCTGGAGAGCCAATTCGGGCCTTCAGCGCAAGCGCCCAAAAAAGCCGCGCCCAAAGAAGGCACGTTCGGCTGGCTCAAGAAAAACGATGCGTGGGTTGAGGCAAAGAAACGCGCTGCGGCGCTTGGCGGATTTTGAACGTAATGGCGAATGACAGCTACGATACAGAAGCCGAAGCGGCGGACCTGAGCGTAACCCCCTCGGGCGACACCGCTGGCGTGTCACCGTCCGAAATGCAGCTTGTCAAGTCGATCCAGAAGACGATCGCGCAGGACAAGGCGCACCACAAACCGGCCTTCGAGCAGATGCGATCCGACATGTACGTCGCGCGGCACGGCGCGCCGAAGGATTATCCGGCGGGGCATTACAAGGCCAATCTGTGCGGCCGGCACGTCAAGCAGAAGACGGCGGCGCTTTACGCCAAAAACCCGAAGGCAACTGCGGTGCGCCGCGAGACGATGGATTTCAAGACATGGGACGAAAATCCGCAGTCTCTTCAGCTTGCAATGCAGACGCTCATACAGATGCAGCAAATGCTTGGGGGGTTGCCGGTCGATCCGGTGACAGGTCAACCGACCATCGACGAAGCCGACCCGCTCATCCAGCAGGCCATGCAGGCGTTCGAAAAATCGCAAGAGATCGTCGCCGACTATCAGCAAGGCATGGAGCGGCAAACCCTGATCAACAAGGTCGGGAAGACGCTCGAAATTCTCTATGCCCAGGCGCTGCGCGAGCAGAAGCCGGTGGATTTCAAGACAGGCATGAAGCAGTTGGTGCGCCGTACCTGCACGACCGGCGTCGGCTATGTGGAGCTCGGTTTTCAGCGCGAAAAAGGCCCGCGGCCCGACATGACCGAGAAGATGGCCGATTTCCGCGCGCGGCTCGATCATATGAAGGCACTGACGAAGCGCGTCACGGACACGGAAAATCCGATCGATCCTGACGATCCAGAGATCGCGGAACTGGAAAAGTCGATTGCCGCGCTTCAGGCGGAACCGGAAGTCATTTTGCGCGAAGGGCTGATCATCGATTTCCCGCAATCGACGAAAGTCATACCGGACAAGTTGTGCCGATCGCTGGTCGGCTTTATCGGCGCGCGCCATATCACGCTGGAGTACATGTACACCTGCGACGAAGTGCAGGAAATCTTCGGCGTCGATCTTGGCATGGGTTACAAAGGGTACGCGCCTGACGGCAAGATGCCGGTTGAGATCGACACAAACGTCGAAGACGACAGCGACAAGCTTTACACGCCGACTGGCGAGAAGGGGGCCGGCCTCGTCTGCGTGTGGAAGTATTACGACAAGCCTTCGGGGCTCGTCTATTACGTCGCCGACGGCTACGACAAGTTTCTGCGTGAGCCGGCGTCACCCGACGTCTTCGTCGAGGACTTTTGGCCCGTCTATGCGCTGACGTTCAATGCGGTCGAGAGCGAAGAAAGCCTGTTCCCGCCGTCCGACGTCTACCTCATGCTGGACCAGCAACTGGAATATAATCGTTCGCGCCAGGGCATGCGTGAACACCGCAAGGCCGCGCGGCCGCGCTGGACGTACCAGAACGGCAAAATCGAAGAGCAAGATGTCGTAAATATCAGCCAGGCAGAGCCATTCACGGCCACCGGGATAAACACGCCCCCTGGTCAGAAGCTGTCCGACATCCTCGATGTCATGCCAGTGCCTGGCGTTGATCCGAACCTGTATGAGACGGGCCAGTTGTTCACCGACGTGCAGCTTGTCGTTGGGTCCAGCGAAGCGCAGTTTGGCGGCGTGTCGAAGGCCACCGCGACGGAGAGCGCCATCGCGGCCAATTCTTCGTCTTCGTCCGACAATTCGTCGATCGACGATCTGGACGGTTTCCTGACGGTCATTTCCCGCGCCTCCGGCCAGATCCTCCTGCGCGAGATGTCGGAAAAGCAGGTCATGCAGGTGGTCGGCGTCGGCGCTGTCTGGCCGCACCTGTCCTTGTCTGAAATCGCGAATGAGCTGTATCTGGAAGTCGAGGCCGGCTCGACGGGCAAGCCTAACCAGGCCGTGGAGATTGACAACTGGCAGAAGCTTCTGCCGTTCGTGCTCCAGATGCCCGGCGTCGATCAGCATTGGCTGCTGAAAGAGACACTGCGGCGGCTCGACGATCGTATGGACACGACCGAGGCATTTGCTTCCGGGGCGCCTTCGATCATGGCGCAGAACGCCATGTCGCAGCTTTCGACCGGAGACGCGGCGTCCGACCCGAACGCACAGGGCGCCACTGGTGGGCAGAACGCGCCGACGCAAACCGAGGCGCAGAGGGGCAGTGAGCCCGCATTCGGCTCAAATCAGGTCTGAACTGTCCGTAATGGCGACTGACGCTTGCTTATGAAACGGACAAAGTGTAATTTGGCACCGAAATTCGAATGGAGACCCCATGCCGCAAGAGCATGAAGAAATTATCGAAGAGACGGAGATCGAAACCGTCGATCCGGTAGTGGACGAAGCGGATGCCTCGAAAGAGGCCGAACAATCCGCAACTGCGAAGTCGTCCGACGCAGCCGACGCAAACGAAACTGAAGGCGAAGATACGCTTTCCCTGGTCCGCGATGTCGTGGGCGAGCGGAAAGAGGAAACGCCGGCAGCGGCCTCGTCAGCCAGTGGAGAAGAACAGGGTCAGGAAGCTGACGAAGGGAAGACCGCGAAGGAACCGGACAACGAGACCTACTCGGATGTTCCGTTCCACAAGCACCCTCGGTTTCAGGAAGTCCTCGGGAAACTGAAGACGGCCGAAACGGACGCGACACGCTACAAGAACGTCGAGGCCTACATCGAAGAGCAGGGTTTGAACGGCGACGAAGCCGCTGAACTTCTGCGCATCGGTGGCCTGATCAAGACGGACCCTGTCGCAGCGTGGCCGCTCATCCAGCCGATCGTGCAGAAGGTGCTCCTGGCGGCGGGCGAAGTACTCCCAGAGGACTTGAAGACGAAGGTGCAGGCCGGCGAAATGAGCCGCGACGCTGCGCTGGAAGTTTCCAGGAACCGGGCGCTTGTGCAGTCCGCCGAGGCGCGACGCGAGTTCGAAACGCAGCGGACGACAGTCCGCCAGCAGTCGGATACGCGCAGCGCCGTGCTCGGAGCCGTCAATTCGTGGGAAGCCGATCGCCGCACGCGAGACCCCAACTTCGAAGCGAAAAAGCCCGATCTGGAAAAGGAGATCGTTTGGCTTCAGACGAAGGAAGGCAGGCCGAACACGCCGGAAGGCGTCAAGGCTCAGCTCCAGAAGGCGTATGACGCGGTTTCGGCCAAGTTCACGTCCTCGGCTCCAGCGCAGAAGAAGCCAGCGATACGTCCGGTCACAGGCGGGCAGGTGAATGGAAATACGCGCCCCGAAATCAACACGAGCCTCGACGCGGTGAACGCAGTCCTGGCCAGGCGGGCGGGTTAACCAAGGTCAAGCACAATGCCTTTTACCGCTGACGAACTCGCAGACATCAACAACATGGCTCTGGAGACCTACCTCAACAAGGGGAAGGTTTTCAAGCAGGACATCGCCAACAAGCCCATGCTGGCCGCGTTTCAGGCGCGCACGGGTTCCTTCCCCGGCGGCAAGGAAAATGTTTCGTTCCTGGTCGGCTCCGGCTACGGCGGCGGAACGCTTCAGGGTTTCACCGGCGACGACCAGCTGTCGCACTACAACCCGACGGGTTCGGCCCGGTTCCGCATGCCCTGGAAAGAGCACTATCTCGGCATGGTCGTGACACAGACGGAATTGAAGTACGACGGCGTGGATGTCGTCGAGAGTGGTTCCGATCAGCGCACGCGCGAAATGTCGGGTCGTGAAGCCCAGGCTCTCGCCAACATCTTCGACGAGAAGATGGAGAAGCTCGGCGCCGACTACAATTTCTCGCTCGATCGACTTATCCACGATGACGGCAGTTCCGACGTGAAGGCGCTCGCCGGCATCGGAGCGTTCATCCTCGACAACCCCGGCGCCGGCGTCACCGGCGCGATCAGCCGTGTCGCCAATACGTGGTGGAGGAATGACGCCGCCACGACCGCTTACGCGGGCGCGGGTGGTCAGGGCCCGATTACCGTGGCTACTGCGAATGGCGGCGCGCTGATCGAGTTCATGGACAAGGCCAAGCGTCGGCGCTCCAAGTTCGCCAACGGCCAGACGAAGGTCATGTACTTCTGCGGCTCGGATTTCCTCGACGGCTACAAGTTGGAAATGCGCGCCAACGGGTACTACACGCAGACCGGCTGGACTGGCCAGAAGCCCGACGGCTCCATGGACGATCCGAACCACGGCGGCTTGCCGCTGACCTGGGATCCGACCATGGACGATCTCGGGCTGGCAAAGCGTTGCTACGCGATCGACATGGGCGCTCGCGGCCTGAAGCTGATGTACATGGACGGCCAGAAGTACAAGAAGCACAACCCGGCCCGTCCGTATGACCGCATGGTCATGTACAACGGCATCTCCATGACCGGTGTCATGGTGGCCCGCCAGCTCAACACGTCCGGCGTGTACGATATCGCGTAACGCCATCGGCTGACACGGCGGACGCCTGAGCGTCCGCCAGTCTTCCGCAACCCTTTTTGGAGCTTGAACAATGAGCGCTCTTGGAATTACCGAACACACTCTCGCAACGGCAGTCGCCGACGACGGCACTGTCGCAATCGCGTATCCGACCGGCACGACAGCCGCCACTCTGGCAGGCAGCACCGGCGGGTCCGTCGTCGTCAGTGATGGAGCTTACGGCTCGTGGGATGAAGGCGCTTCCGGCGCCGAATTCAGCTACGGCGCAAGCACGATCACCGTCACCAACCGATCGGGCATGACGTGGCCGGCCGGCGCGGAGATCATCGTCAGCTTCGGCTCGGAGCCGCGTGTCGGGTCTTACAACATGACGACGGGTCCCGCGCAGAACCAGGCGGCGTCGAACCCCGGCGCCCCGCTTGAACTGGTGGCCAGCGGCGCGGTTCCCGCCGGCACGCATATCGTCGAATTGAACCACGCAACGGTTGTCGTCGCGGCGACCATCGCGGACGCAGCAGATCACGCGGGCATCTTCATTGTGAAGGACACCAGCGCCTCCGGCACCGCTGCGCACACGCTCACCCTCACGGCGGGCACCTTCGACGGCACCAACAACGTCGCGACGCTGAACGCGCCGGCTGAAATGCTGGCCGTGTACTTCGACAACGAAGGCAACGGGACGATCCTCCAGAACACCGGAGCCGTCGCGCTTTCGTAACCACTGCGCGGGGCTTCGGCCCCGCCACTTTTTCAACGGAGATGACCATGCAGCTTGCAAACATCATGCTTTCCCTCGGGGGCGACGACGGCACCACAGTTCCGAAATACGGCGTCACGCCGTCAGAGATCGCCGTTCTACGGCTGATCCACGGCGCCGATGCGGTGAAGGATATCGAGCCGACGAGCGAAATCGAACGCGCCCATCGCGACGAGATCGCCCGGCTCACGGAGCGCTATGGCCGCGCCCGTATCGAGGACGAAAACGGCGAGAAAATTCCAGTCGTGAAACAGTTGTTCCCCGGCGCCGCGGCGCGGACTTTCACGACGCTCGAAGAGCTCGACATCCCGGAAGAGTTCTACAAGGCCGAGAAACGCGTCAAGCCGACGCAGAAGTCGAAGGCGAGCCCGCCATCCGAGAAAACTGTCGATGAGATGACGAAAGGTGAGCTTGTCGACTACGCGGAGGCAAAAGATATCGAGATCGATGCAAGCGCGAAGAAAGCCGTCATTCTGGCTGCGATCAAAGCGGCAGAAGAAGGCGGCGATCTCGGCGCAGTTGACGCCGACACGACCGAGCCCGTCGACGAAGACATCTTCGGTTAAGAGGACCAGCGCATGGCCCGCAACACCACGCTCGTGAAGCTGCTGGATGATCTGCGGGCCGAAGCGCGCGTCTCTCTCAACCCGGCTCACAACACTCAGAACCGCGCCGTGCAGGTCAAGGCGCTCCAGCGTGAGCAAGAGCGCCTTTGGGAAGAGCACGATTGGCCGCAATTGCGCGTGACCCGGCAAGTACCGGTCCAGGCGGGCGAGCGCTACTATGCGCCGCCAGACGATCTCACCATCGACCGGATCGAGAAGATCGAGATTTTCCGTGACGGCGGCTGGTTCGAAATGCGCCCCGGCATCGACGCCGAGCATTACACGGCCTGGAACAGCGATCTCGACGAGCGGTCCTGGCCTCCGCGGCGCTGGAAGATCCACGAAGACGGAACGGTCGAAGTATGGCCGATCTCCGACGTGAATGGCGACCCGGCGACGCGGGAAGGCTATCTGAAGTTCACCGGCATTCGTAACCTGCGCCCGCTTGTGGCGGACGACGACAGAGCCGATCTGGATGATCTCGTGCTGGTGCTTTTCGTCGCGGGCGGCATGCTTGCCGCGTCGGGCGCGAAAGACGCGCAACTCAAGCTGGACAAGGCGCAGGCGCGGCTGACGCGGCTGACGTCCAACCTCAAGCCCCGGCGCCAGGTTCGCATGTTTGGCATTGGAGAGCCGAAAATCCCGCAGCGCATTCTGATTTCGCAATACCGCCCGCCGAGTAACTGACATGGGCCAGATTTGGGTCAGAGAGTTCACGGGCGGTCTCGACAGCCGGCGCTTGCCTGAAACGACATCGGGTGGAGTGCTGATCCAGGCTGTCGACGGCCACATCACGCGCGGTGGCGAGTTCGAAAGTCGCGCCGCGTTCGTCGAAGAATATGTGCTTCCTGAAGGCACCGTCGGCATGGCGAATACCCGCGCCGGCGTGGTTGTTTTCGGCAACATCACCGACCCCGGTGTGCCGTCTGGCGTGACCTATCAGAGACTTGAGCACCCGACGGATACGATGCTCGAGCTGATCGACGTCCCGAGCTTCGATCTTTACGCCGGAAAGATTTACGCCGTCGCGGTGTTTTCCGACGGTAGTCGCCACCATTTTTACGACGGCGTTAGGGTCGAAGATTGGTTCGACGGCCGCGCCCGTGTCGGTTTTCGTGTTGTTGGCGGTGTCGAAAGCGCGGCGCTGTCGGCGGAAGGTTCGTTCGCCATCACCGCCGGCACGCTCGCTGGCGGCAACGAAGTCAGCAGCGTCACGGTCAACAGCGTCGAGATCATGTCGGCCGCCGTGGCGCACACGGGTGACAATGACACGACGGCAGCGGCCATCGCGGCGAACATCAACGCCCACACGTCCACTCCGAATTACACAGCCAGCGCCACCACTAACACGGTGACGATCATCGCGGCGGATGCAGGTGCGGCGGCGAATGGCTACGTTGTGCTGCCGACGCCAGGCGGTGACGTGGAAATCAATGACATCGTCAACATGGCGGGCGGCGCCGATGACGCGACTTCGATGGTGACGTCCATCCAGGTCGCGGGTGTCGAAGCGCTTGCCGGCACGGTTGATTGGTCGACGAACAACACGACCGCCGCCGAGGCGATCGCGGCTTCCATCAATTCGGCCGTTTCGACACCGGATTACTCGGCGATCACGATCGACGATAACGTCGTCATCCTGGCCGAAGACAGCGGTGAAGCCGAAAACGGCAAGCCCGTGGTCGTCACGGTCGCCAATGGCTTCCAGATTACGCCATCGTCCGGTCTGCTCATGGCCGGTGGAGCGGAGGCCGACGACACGTTTCCGCCGGGGCTGTTCGTCAAGACGAACGGGGCGAAGATGAACGCTTTGTCAGGCCCGAATTGGCATTTCTCGGGCATCCAGAAACCGACCGGCTGGACCACGGACAACACAGGCGCGGGCTTCGTCGACTTGTCAACTTATTCTTCCGGTTCGGAAGAAGTGATTGCATTGGCGCAGTACCAGAATTTCACTGCGATTTTCGCCGAGACGAACATCCAGATATGGTTCACGGACCCCGATCCGGCGCTCAACCGACAGGTGCAGATACTCAATAACACGGGTACGGTCAGTCCCCATTCTGTGACGCAGTTCGGCGACAGCGATCTGTTCTACCTGAACGAAAGCGGACTTCGCTCATTGCGGGCGCGTGACGCTTCGAATGCTGCGTCCACTACGGATATCGGCAGCCCGGTCGATACGCTTATCATCGATGTGTTGACGGGCGTCGGCGCGACGGGGCGAGACAGTATCTTCGGTTTAATTGAGCCGCAGCAAGGCCGCTTTTGGCTGGTCATGGCGGACCAGATTTTCGTCTTATCATTCTTCAGCGGCGCAAAGGTGAGCGCGTGGACGATCTACAAGCCAGGTTTCGTTACCGACAGAGCGATGGTTTTTGGCAAGCGCGTCTATCTGCGCTCCGGCAATTCGATCTACGTTTACGGCGGGCTTGGCGAAGAACTCACATACGACGCCACGGAAGCCATCGCGCAGTTGCCTTTCCTCGACGCTGATCAGCCGACGCAGAAGAAACACTTCAAAGGGTACGACGCGGCCGCGCGCGGCGAATGGAAAGTGTACGCCTATCTGGCGCCGGAGAACCAGGACGCACGCGACAAGCTCGGCATCGTGGCCGGCACGACCTACAACTCAGAAGGCACGCTGCCAGTGATCGGGTCATCGACGCACATAAGCTTGATGTTCAGGTCGCAGGGCGTTGGCCCTCACAAATTGGGCGCGGTGGTCATCCATCACGATCTTGACGATGCTGAAGATTGACGCCCCGACAGAAGACACGGTGCGCCACGTCGCGAAGCATATGCGTGACGGCGACGTTCGTGAGTTCCTGGCGGTGTCGTTCGCCGAGACGCGCGAGGAATTGGCCGAAATCCTTGTCGAGCGCTATGGCCAGCACGACAGCGTCTTCTGCTTCTTCGACGAGGAAGAGCCGGTCGGCGTCGGCGCATTGATCGAAGGAAGGCCGAACGTCACGACGCTGCTGTTCTTCGCCACCGACAAGTTCCCGTCGTTGGCGCTCGGCATCGCCAAGTTCACCAAGAACCGGCTGTTTCCGCGCTACCGTGCCGCCGGCGTTCACCGTATCGAGGCGATCTCGATTGCGGGGCACGACGACGCGCATCGCTGGATCCAGATGGTTGGGTTGTCGCCGGAAGCGGTCATCCCGGGCTTCGGGAAGAACGGTGAGGCGTATCACCAGTTTGCCTGGGTGGCCGATGATGTTCGTTAGATTGGCGCTGGAGAGTGATTTCGAGGCCATCATGCGCATGGGCGCGGCGAATGTCTCGGAGACTTGCCCAGGCGAGGGCTATGACACGGCCGTGGTTGCGGAAACGCTTCAGCGCTATCTCGACACGGCCAACCCGACCTTCTTCGTTTGCGAACGTGAGCGAGAAGTCGTTGGTTTCCTTCAAGCGTACATGCTGGCCCACGACCACAGGGCTGGACTTTATACGGTGCAGAAGGTACTTTACGTGTCGCCGGAAAATCGCGGAACTCGGGCAGCCGTTCTTCTCATCAAAGAGCTTATCCGTTGGAGCGAATTGCTCGGGGCGGACAGGATCGAAGGTGGCAACGACAACTCTTTCCAATCGGAACGAACCGCAAAGTTCTTGAGCCATTTCGGGTTCGAACAAGTCGGTTTCGCCATGCGGAAACGTCTGGAAGAACGCAGCGATGGGCGGTAAGAGCGGCGGAAACGAAGCGGAACTGGCGCGCAAGGACGAACAGGCGCGGCAACAGCGCATTCGCGAAGGCACCAACGCCATCAACCGCACATTCGACGGTGGACCCGCTGGTACGGGCGCTCTGGGCGCCGGCGCGACCTATGATCCGAACGCCACCTACTACAACGCCGACGGCACGGTGTGGAGGCCGTCAAACCCGAACGCCGTTACGCCCGGGCCGGCGCCGCAAAACTCTCTCGGGGGCATCTTCGGTGGCGGTTTCATCTCTCCGCCGGGCAACGCGGCGCAGCCGGAGGACAAAACCGCTCCGCTCGCAAGGTTTCTCGGCGGCATAACCGGCATTCCAGGCATCGCCGGCGGGGCGCAGAAAACCCCCCAACAGGAATTCCAGGAACTGCTGAAAAGCGGAAAGCTTTTCTCCGGTGTCGAAACGCGAACCGGCTTCGATGACAGCTTCTTCGAAGGTCGGCGCAACAGCTTCCTTGACTACTATGCGCCGCAGCTCGAAGACCAATATAGCGACGCGCAGAAGGAACTGACCTTTGCCCTGGCGCGTGGCGGCAATCTGAACAGTTCCACGCGCGGCGAACAAGTCGGCGATCTACAGAAACTGTTCGACACGAATGAACGCTCGATCGCCGACCAGGCGCTGGCCCACGAAAACCAGGCCCGCACGGCGGTCGAAGACGCACGCGGCGATCTCATCTCGATGCTGAACGTGACCGGCGATGCGGAAGGCGCAGCCAACTCGGCATTGACCCGCGCCTCGGTGCTGTCGAAACCGGCGGCGTATGACCCTCTCGGCCAGCTCTTCGTCGATTTCACGGCCGGGCTTGGCACGCAGGCCGCGCAAGAGCGCGCGGCGGCAGCCAGCGGTGGCGGCTACAAGCCCCGGTACGACACCGGACTGTTCGGCAATACCGGCCGTGTCTCGGTTCGGGCATAGGAGGCGGATTTGTGCGACCCAATTACAATCGCCGGGATTGCTCTAACCGCCGGTTCGACCATCGCGAACACCATCGCGCAGAGCAAGGTGCAGAAGGCGCGCGACCAGGCGTTGGCCGCTGAACGCATTCGCCAGCGCGGGTTCGACCAGGAGGCCGACGCGCTCAACCTTCAGTCGCGCGAGCGATACGATGATTTCGACGATCAGCAGACGGAACGCGGCGACGAGCTCGGCGAATATTTCACCGATCAGCAGATCGAGAACGCCAACGAAAATGCTGTCGCCGCGCAGGAGATGGTTGTCCCGCAGTCAAGTTCGAACATCACTGTACGCGAAGAGCAGAAGCAGCGCGGCAAGGCAAACGCCTTCTCAGACCAACAGGGGGAGGCCCTTGGCGATCTTCGGGCGTTCGGTGATTTGCTCGGCGGCATCGGCCGCGAACAGGCGCGCGACGCCGGACAGATCGGTCAGATCGGCGGCTTCAAACGCGGCTCGTCAAGCATCGTTCCGTTGGAGCTAGAGGCGGCGAACAGCGCCGGCGCGGGGCTGAACATGCTCGGCGACGTGCTCGGCCTCGGCGGCAGTTTCGCGCTCAACAAGGGTTTGAGCGGCGGGTCGTTGTTTGGGGGTGGCGCCAAGACAGTTGATCCGTGGGCCGGAATGCGAACCGCGGGAACGCGAGTGCCGTCGGGTGGTCTCGTCAGGCTTTACGGGTGATATGATGGCAGTACGGGTTAACGGCTATTTCAATAATCCGGCTTTCGCACAGGCTGCCGGGAACCTGTCCGCGCTCTTCGCGCCGCCAAGTGGCGCCGACGCAGCCGGGTGGGCAACGGCCAACGCGAAAAAGGAAGAGGCCGCGCGCCTGGCGCAGCTTTTTGAACTGGCGCAGTACGAAGGCGCCGACATGACGAAGTTCGACCGCATGGGCGTCGCCAGCGGCCGCTACAACCCGAACCAGTCCTACTACAGCGTGGACCAGGGCAACGCCGTGACGCGTCGCGGGCAGGACATCACCGCCAACACGTCGATCGCCAACAACGCAGCCGACAACGCACGAGCGCTCCAAACGAACCGTCTGGACAACCAGCGTGGCGCATTGACGCAGTTCTACCAGCCGCTGAACCCGGATCAGGTCAGGCCAGAAGTGCCGGAAGAAATGGCCGCGCTTCTCGGCCTGCCCGGCGCAGTCGCGCCGACGCAGGGCCTGCCCGGCAGGCCTACGGAGGCCGAAGTCAAGGGCAGCATCATCGCCGGCATGTCGGAAGACGAGCAGCGGGCCATCGGCTTCGGCAACACGCCGGTCGAGAGCGTCGTTACCGGCGACGGGCCTCGCATCGCAACACGGCTTGACAGCATCGGTCAGGAACCTGTCTTGCCGGAGCGCTCGACGGGTACGATCCGCATGTACAAGACGAGCGACGGCCGTGAGGGTCGCACAGTCGACGGTATCCGCGATATGGTGACGGGTGGTGAAATCCCGGCTGACGCTCGCGTTGGCACGATCAGCGATACCTCGGAGAGCTTTGGCACGTCGGAACTGTCTAAGGCGCGAGAAAATGTCCTGGGCCGTCGAGCCGGTGTGCAGAGCATGGTTCAGCAGGTTATGTCGATCGACGAGCAGTTGGCGGGAGCCAACGCAGATCAGACCGTTGGCATTGTCGGCGGCGCGGCTCGGATATTCAATGACATCGCGACGCAGACCGGCGCTGTTCTCCGCGCTGCCGGCGTTGATGCGCCGGAAGGTCTGCGCGATGTCATGACTTACCAGGACACCTTCCGAACGCTTGGTGTGCAGAATGCCGAATTGCAGTCCGGCCTGCTCGATCTCGCCTATGCCACGGCCCAATCCCGTGAACCTGGACGCTTGACCGAGGCCGACATTGATCGAGCCCTGCGCACCATTGGTGCGAACCTGCAAGATCCGATGGCGATGCGCCAGGTTCTGCGTGGCGCTGTTCAGCGCGCGACGACGGATTATCGCGCCACGGAAAGCACGCTCATGGACGCCTACGGCGACAATCTCAACTTGCAGCCGGCGCAGTTCCCTGAAATCCCGCCAATTGGCGGCGCTGCGCCGGCTGCGGGCGCCGCTCCTGCGGCTCCGGCTGGCGGTGACGGCTGGATCGAGATGCCGAACGGCGTCCGCGTCAAGGAGCGCCGTTGATGCCCGTATTCGAAGTCCAAACGCCCGATGGCCGTATCTTCGATGTCGAAGCGCCGGATATGAACGCCGCCGCTCAGGCCGCGCAGGAGTTCGCGAGTGGCGGGCCGGCGCAGCCGCGTTCGTCGACGCAGGATTTTCTGGACGGAACCGGCGCGTTCAATGATCCAGTGCCAATGGGCGCGGCGCCTCCGCAGTCCGCCGCACCGAGCATCCCGCAGCAACTTGGCCGAGCGCTCCAGACGAATGTTCAAGGCGTTGGCCGCGGTCTCGCCAATCTCGCCGGCATGCCCGCCGATCTGGCCGGCGCAGCCGTGGACCTTGGCCTCGCCGGCGCTCAAAAAGGTGTCAACATGTTCCGCGACGAGCCGGTCGAATTGCCGCGGCTCGGGCAGATGCCCATGGGTAGCCAGCATCTCAAGGACAGCGCTTCCGAAATCATGCGCGCAATCGGCATTGACCCGATATCGCGTGAACAGATGTCCCCGACAGAGCGGCTGCACGGCGATGTGCTGGAATTCGGCACCGAGGCAGGTGCGGCGGGCAAGCTGCTGAGTGATGTCGCGAGCCGCCGATTTCCGCAGGGGCAGACGGCCGGTGTCAAACCCGGCGCGCTCGATGGGCTGTTGCAGCCCTACATCGGACGCGGCTCGGCCCCGATCGCAACCGACATCGCCGCGGGCATGGGCTCCGGCGCTGGCTACAATTACGCGGATGAGAATTTCCCCGACAGCGACGCAGCGAAGCTGATCGGCATGCTGGCTGGCGGCGTCGGCGGCGCGGCGTTGTCCGATCTGCCTGGCATGGTCGGTGGTGTCGCGGGGAAAGCAGCCGGGTTCGCACCGTCGGACGTGCCTTACGGCGCCGGCGGTGCTACGCCGACCAGCCGTCGCGTCGTGCAGCATACACGCAATATGCTGGAAGAACAGGCGACCGACAGCAAGGCGGCTCGAGACAGGGTGGCCGAACGTATGGCTGAGGCAGAGCGCCTGGGCGAGCCCATGCCGACCACCGGCATAGCCAGCGATGATATTGGCATGATCGCGCTGGAGCGCGGCAGCCGGACACGCAACACCGTGCCGTTCGAAGAAGCTGACCAGCTTCTGGTCGATGCGGCGCAGGAGCGCATTTCCGGGTTGCGCGATCCTGGCGCCGATCAGAGTGCGGTGGCTCGGGAAATCCAGCAGCGGCCGGAGCAATTGGCGGCAGACCGCGACGCGGCTGCGCTGCCGTTGCTGCGCCAGGCTGAACAGTCCGGCGCAGTTGTTGATCCGCAGCCGGTCGTCGACGTGATCGACGGAATGTTGAAGGAAGCGAAGCGCCCGCCAGTCGTCAGCGCGTTGACCGATGCCCGACGGATGCTCAACGCCGCGGGAACGGATCAGCTCGACACTTCGGTCTCCGGCCTCTACGAGACCCGCAAGGCGATCAACGACATCATCGAGGGACGCAGCGAGACGCCGACCGGACGCTACGCGAAGAAGGAGCTGATTGAAGTCCGTGACGCCCTGGACACGCAGATCAAGGCTGTGGCGCCCGAGTTTGGCCAGTATCTCGACACGTACAAGGCCGGGAGCCGTCCGCTCGACATCTTCGGAGACAGCCGTGCCGTCGCCAAGCTCGCCGAGACGGACCCGCGCAACGTCGCCAAGCAGGTGCTCAGCGGCGCCGAATACGGCACTGAAGGCATGCTGAAGGAAATCCACACGTCGCTGAAGAACAATCCGGAAGCGCTGCGTGGGTGGAAGGCCGCCGTCGCGGATGTGTTGGTCGACAAGGTGACGAACACCAACACGGCCCTGACGCGCACGAGCGACGGCCCGGTCTCGATCGCCAAACTGCAACAGGTCTGGAAGCAGCACGAGAAGGATCTGGCGCAGATTTTCGCGCCCGACGAAATGGCCGCGGCGAACCGGGCACACAAGCTGCTCGAGCCGTTGGGCAATCTGTCGCGTAAATCGATCGCGGGTTCGCCGACGGCGATGAACCAGCAGCTCGTCAACGCCATGGAGGCCGGTATCCTGGCCTACACGGGCAACGCCATCAAGACGGGCATGATCATGAAGCGGCTGCGCGTGGCAGCGAACCTTCTGCCTGGCGTCAAGGACATGACGCTGGAAGCGCAGATGGGCAAGTTCGTCGAACGCATGTGGTTCGACCCCGAGCTGTTCGTCCACGTCATGGACAAGCCGGTTCGCGAGATGGAGCGGCCGCAGTGGAATGCGAAGTTGAACCGGCTGATCGCCGGTACGGAGTTCATCCGCGCCGACCCCGAGGAAGACGACGAGATCGGCGCCATCATGCGCGGCAGCGGCCGGCGCGGGCTGGATGAAGACATGGAGCGCGCGATCAATGGGAATTGACCTTGCCCGATCGATGCTTGGCCGGAACGAGATTTCCGAACGCGAAGCCATTCAGGAGTATCTGAAGAACGGCGGTGTCAACCTCGATCCCGCTACAACGGCCTGGTGCGCCGCATTCGTGAACTCAACGCTGAAACAGTCCGGCGTGGAAGGCACCGGGTCCAACATGGCTCGCAGCTTCATGAATTGGGGCGAGGCCGTCGATCAACCGCAACGCGGTGATTTGGCCGTGTTTTCGCGCGGCGATCCGAACGGGCCCTTTGGGCATGTTGGCTTCTTCGAGGGGTTGAACCCTGACGGGACAGTAAAGGTGCTTGGTGGGAACCAGGGCAACGCGGTCAGCATCGCCAATTACCCGACTTCGCGGCTGCTCGGCTACCGTCGCGCGCCGGGGGGCGGGGTGGCTCCCGCGCAGCCGGGCGCGGGAGCGCCGCAAGTGGCTGACGGCGCACCACAGGCGCCCACGCAAGCGTTCGGCGACGCCGTGGCGCCGCGACCCGCGCAGGGTTTCGGTGACATTGTATCGACGTTCATGCAGCGCAGAAAGCAACGGGCCGAAGACGAGGCTGCGGAAAAACAGCGCCGAGCGGCACTGTTCGGTGATCTTGGTAATCTCTACGGCTAAAGCGCGATCGCCAGGGCCAGCAAGGCGAAGGCGTATAGTCCGATGACATAGGGCAGCGGTTCGCGGCCCATGTAGTTCAGAACGGCATCGATTTGTCGCTCAGACAT